CGTAGTTACGGCGCAGCAAGAAGGCGCGCAGCCTAGCGGCCTGCCGATACGCATTATTAATGTCGAGATTCCGGCTGCCGGCGCTACGCTGATAGAAGTGCGCGACGCGCTCAACGGCATCGCCGGAGTCACGGCCGTTTCCGCAGGCGGCGCCAACTCCTTCCCGCGAGTGAACGGGGCGGCCTTGGATCAATTCGTCTTCGCAGGCGGCATCGACGGTTCCGAACTGGGCGCCGAATACGACGCTGCGGCCAAGACGGTTTCAATCGAGCACCTGATCTCGCACACTCAGCAGGATGTTGTCGACGCGCTGAACGGGTTTGAGCTTGATGTCGATACGACGCTCTACGCCTCTCTCATTGGAGGGTCCGATCCGGCGCTCGGTCTCGTGGACCCGCCGCTGTCTCGACCGTTCGTCGATATATTCTCGGTAGGATCCATCCCGCGGCCGTCGAGCGACGACGTTGAGCGCGTCGTCAGGGGCTTGGTGAAGGATTACGCCATCGACGGCGGCCCGCTTATCGCAGGGACGGATGCCGTTCCCGGCTTCGTGCTCGAGTCCGAGTTGACGCAATCATTCCTGCTCGGAATCATCGGCCTGACGCAAGCCGAATTGAACAAGCTCTTTCTCGATGCCCGCGTTACGGGAGCCGGCGCGGCGCGCAGCGTCGTCATTGATCGCAAGGACGGCTCGACGGTAACGCTGGCTCTAGGAGACACGACGGGCGGCACAGGCGGCGGCGGCGGCGCGGACGGCTCTCTTTCCGGAATAGAATTTTCCCCCGACGGCCTGACGCTGACGGCGCGCGTTGCTGAAGCTGACGGCACGACCACGACATACTCGGCCAGCGTTCCCGCCGCTCTGCGCAACGCCGGCCTGTCTCAAGCGCAGGTTCAGGCGCTCATAAATGCGGCCGAGGCTGACGATCTCGATGCCGCCGACGTAGCCGCGCAGATCAATGCCGCCATCGCCTCATACCGGCAATTCGCCGGCGTTAGCGGCAAGAGCGCGAATTACGCACTGCAGGTCTCCGATCGCGGCGACACGATCAGGGCGACGGGCGCCGCGGAACTGACAATCTCGCTCGGCGAAGTCGTGCCAACGGGCTGGTGGGCGCGACTGCTCAACAACTCGACCGCCGCACTGACGTTCGACGTTGGAGTCACAAACCGGATTGAAGGCGCCGGGCAGACGCTTAAAATCGCTGCCGGCAATTGCGTTGCGGTTCAGTATCTCGGCGCAAGCACGTGGGGCGTGATCACGGATACGGCCGGCGCGGCGGCAAGCGGCGGCGGCGGCGATACAGAAGTTCCGGTGACGATAAGCGGAATCCTAAGCGCCGGCGCGCTTGATGTGACGACAGCTCTTGAGTGGTTAGATACGGGGCTAGCGCTGCCTGATCGCGATTTCGTCTTGTCGGTAGGCGCGAGATCGGTAAACAGCTCTGCATTTGGTCCGTGGCAGATAATAGAAATTGCCCAATTGAAGGCTTTGGTTGCGGGCACTGCGGGATCCGCAAGCTCAAGCACGACCGAAAGAATTGACATCAGCATTTCCATTAGCAACCAAAGTGGGTTTCTAGGGCATAACGGCACAAACATCCTTTTCACTACAAACTTAGCAGATAGGGACGCTATTCCGCTACGCATCGGCTTCCTGACAGCTAGTGGACAAGCGGCGGCGGGCGGCGGCGACGGCACCGATCAGACTGCCCGCGACGGCGCTACGGAAGCGCTTGAAGCAGCGCAGACCAACAGCGGCCGGCTTGATGTTGTCGAACCTTTGGTCTCGGACGTGGACCGCATTGTCGACGGCGTAACGTGGCAGAACGCGCCCGCGGCGGAAGCTCAGTTCGCCGCCATCGCGGCAGGCTCGGCGCTTGGGCAGAAATTGAGCCGCGTAGACCCGACTCCGATTGATCCCGCCGCCGATATTCCAAACACGACGCAGTGGCACACGGTATTGAATCCCGTTCCGGACGATAGCGAAATTCTCATCCGGATAGATTTGGGCCTGGCCCCTATCCAGTATCAAATGCGGCACGGCGCGTCGTCGGCGCAAATCTACGCTTCCGACGACTTAGCGTCCGATGAGAATTGGGAGTATTACGGCGGCGGCGTTGTATCGGGCGGCGCGAGCGCCATCCAGAAGCGCGTCGAGCGATTCCACACGGCCTATCACGGCGAGCTTTCCGGCCGGGCGCTGGCTCAGATCAACCAGATTGACAACCGGCTGACGACAGGCTTGACCGGAGTCGACGACAAGACCACGGTCGCTCTGGCCCGCACTCAGCGCCTGCGCCCGATAAATCAATGGATTAGCGGACACGGCGCGCAAACGCTGCTCTTTGAGTGGAAACCTGTCGGTGCGGTAGCGAACAACGCGGCTATCGCTGTCAGCGTCGCCGGCGCAAACATAGCGGGAGTGACCACATCCGAAGGCCTGGCCGCCGCCGATACCAACGGAACGGTGCTTTCGATTCCCATCAACGATGCAAACGCAGGAACCATCGACCGGACCTCGAATACGATAGAGGGCCATGTGGAAGTGCAGATTACGCACGGCGGCGTGGTTGATTCGACATGGGTAGGAGTGCGCAAATCGAATGCGTGGCGACCGGTTGCCGGCGCTAGTCCCTACACGGTGCGCGCTGACGATATTGAATTTCTTGTTGCCATGACTCAGACGAACGGAGTCAATGTTTCTTATTTCAAAGAAACACTTGAAAAAGTTGTTTTGACGCAGGCTGCTAGAAACTTCCCATTCGCAGAAGCCAATCCGGATGCTGCCCAGTTTAAAGCGTGGATCGGCGTGACCGCGAGTATTAATGCTGCCGGCACTGAACTAACCATGACCAAAGCGGGTAACGATTTGGACAGTGATCGCTTGGGTCAATACGCTATTGTCGGCATATGGGCGCGATAAGGAATATGACTGTGACTCCAACTACTACAAAGTAGAGTGGGAGCAGGAGCCGGCATACTTCATTCCGATGCCGGCGTGAATTCAGGGCGGCGCGTGTGCCGCATTAAAGAAAGGAGAACTGAATGAGCAGATTGAAATACGAGGGGGAGGACGGAGACAAGTTCTTTTTCCTCACGGTTAGAAACATACCCAAGGATGCGATTGACGGCCTGCCGGTCGTAACGGAAATGAAAAAGACTCTCGACGCTTCAATCGTCGGGCGCGACTGCACGGACAAGACGAAGCCCGCGACTTCTCATCGTCGCTGGTTCCCAGCCGTGTTCAAGTTGGGCGAAGAACATATTCAAGTCGCCAGCATCTACGCTTTCGACGGCTTTTTCGCCCTCACGTGCAAGGTTCTCGACGGCGACCACGACTCCAAAGAAATTGAGCTTTGGGTCGAAGGCGTGAACGATCGCGCTCACAGACAGTGAGATTCTCGGTCAAAACAAATCGGTGTCGCGGCTGGTTCCAACCAGTCGTGACGCTCGAGTCCGGAGAGCGGCGGGAAGGCGCGAAGTGGCCTACCAAACAGGAGGCTATCAGCGCGCTTGGCTACTTCAAGGAGCACGGGATTTTCCCGTCTGAAGAAGACGAAACTCCCGTCGAGCAATGCCCGCACTGCGGGCAAATGATGCCGGATAAATCATGAAAGAACAGCGAAAGACTTACATCGACGGCTGGCGCCTCTATCCGATGGAAGCGCTCGGCCATCACTGGCAGGGCTTCGCCGCGGGCTACGCGATCCTAGGCGGGCTAGGAACGGAATACATTGTCGCCGGCGTTCTCTGGGCGGTCCTCTACATAGCCTATCAAGGGCTTAGCGTGATCCGCAAGAAGGACTCGGCAGGCCTCGATGTGATGGATTTTATGGTGGGCTTCGGGATTTTCGCGCTCATCTTCATCGTCGTAAAATCCATCGCAATGATACTCGCAGCGTAACGGAGAGATTGGAGTAAGCTCATGGTCGAGCCAGTTTTCAACCGCCTTCTAGATTGGTCCACCGGAACGATGGAAGGCCTCGCATTTATGGAGATGATCATTCTCCTGATGCAATTTGCCGGCTTCGCTCTCGTTCTAATAATCTTCAGGCGCATTGGCCGCCACGAGAAGGAGTGCGTGGAGCGAGACAAGCAGAACATGGCGCTGTTCAGTGCCGGCAGCGAGAAATTTGCCGTGTTCGACGAGCGGTCTGAGCACATTCAGAAAGAGGTCGACGAAATAAAATCTGACTTGAAAGCTCTCAATATTAATAGTATTGCATCAGATCTACAGGAAATAAAGGCCGCTGTCAGAAGGAAGGATTGAGCATGACTCAAATTACGATTCCGTCAATTAAGGTAGGTGATCGCCTAACGTTCCTAATTTTCCTGGTCTTGGTCGGCGGCTACTTGACTGCGCTTTACTACTACGGCGACGAGACGAAGATTTTCAAATTCTTCCAGGAGTCGATCACGTTCTCAGCGCAGCTTGCGATGGTCATCATCATGGCTTTCCTCGCCGGATTGCTGATGCACTTCCTGCGCGGCATCAAGAAGCTCGATGTCTACTCGGCAGGCTCGGAAATGTCGGTAATCCGTGAACGGCATGGAACCGATGGCGAGAAGCCCGGCGACAACACGTCTATCGGAACGCAATACGGAAGCTCGACGATCTACTACGCCGTGATCATCTACGCTTTCTTCAGCATGTATAGCGGCTAAGATGTTTCTGAAGGTCGCTTGCGCCTGGTTCGGGCTGTTCTGCGCCGAACTGGTTGAGCTTCCGCAAGCTAAAATCGGAACGGCGTTCGACAAGCCTAGCGTGAGCGCTCCAAGCCTTTCCGCGCCCGTCCTGGCGACCGCCAAGACGGACAAGCCAACTTTCTTCGACCCGGACTGCGAAGCGCAGCCCCCTCGCCATCTTGCCGAGCATTACGCCGCCGCCGTTCGCCGGCATCCGGGCGGCGGAACCGAGTGCGAGAACGCCAAGCAGGGCCGGCAGGAATCGTCCTGGCGCTGCGACGCTTACAACAAGTCTTCGGGAGCAATCGGAGTGGCGCAGTTTCTTCCGGGAACCGCGGGCGACTTGAACATTGATCCCTGGGACTGCCGTGAAGCCATTTTCGGACAGGTCCGATACGTGAAGTGGTGTCGGGACTTCTGGACACCTGATCTCGGCGGGCGGACGGAAGACGACATAGCCGCGCTCGGATACATCTGCTACAACTTCGGCCCGAAGAACGCGCTCGACAACCAAGAGCTTCACGGCTGGATTCTCTACAAGGGCGCGAAGCCGGTAATTCCGGAAGAAACCCGCCACTACAACGAAGTGATTTTAGGGATATGACCCGCTTCATGCTACCGCTGGCGTTCGTCGTCGTGCCGCTGTTTCTCGGATTCTTTGTCTACTACATAGACAAGGGCGCGGTTTCGCGCATCGAAGCAGGGCGGCTTGTCATCGCGCACGCGGCGCAGAAGGCGAGCTCCGAGCAGGTGATAGAAGAAAGCCGGCTCGCCCGCGATCGCGACAAGGAACGCATCGTGCAACTGGAAGCCGAGATTGAGGCCATACCGAAGGCCGAACCCGGAGCTTCCGAAACGCTGTGCGTGCCAGGATGTAAGGTGCAATGGAAATGAAATATACATTTTTGGTTATTCTCTGCCTGCTCATCATTGCGGGGATCTCATCGTGCGGCGCTCCCAAGGTTCCCGAACTGTCGGCGCCCGTCGCTCCAACTACGCAGAAGTGGCCGGCGCAGAAGCCGGCGCTTGAATGCAAGTTCGTCGATGAAGGCGAGCCATCCGAAGTTACCCGTTTGCAAATCGCTTACAAGCGAGTGAAAGCCTACGCGCATTGCGCCCATGACAAACTCGGTATCTGGGATCGGACTTGGGATGCCGAGCCTCCTAAAGGCAGTCAATGAGCGATTCTCCGGTTCGCTTCATCACGCACAATAGATTCCAACGCGTAATCGTCGGGGGCAAAACAGCTAAAGAAAAGAGCCGAGAACGGTTCGTGATGAAGTGCCAGGGGTGTAAAGCATACAAGTTAACCGACGATGACCACGGCGAATATCTCAAAAAGCACGGTTGGACGGAGCAATTGGTTTACATTGCGGCGTTTGGAGATCTGGGATACCGTTTTCTGTTCTGCCCTGAATGCTCGAAGAATCCTGATCACGGCGTAAAGCACGTCGACACACACGTTATCGACTAGCGTGATAATTAATTTCAATTAGGCGAAATTAACGCTTGTAATCCCAATTCCTTATGTGGTAGACTCTGGAAACCTTAGGGCGGGGCTGCGTAAAGTTGACGGCTGCGCAGCCCCGCGACCCATTACCGGAGACTACAATGACCGATCATCTACAGCTTAACGATCCCGTGATCGCGCAATTCATCAACGCTATTTCCGACGACTACGCCAAGCTTTCTCTCGCCAACAGCGTCCTTTACGACAAGGTGACGCACATGAAGGAGACGGCTCAAAACCGTAACCTTGTGAACGATAAGGCGGTTCGTCACGAGCTTGATTTAATGGAGGCTGACTTGCGTTCCCTGGACAACTTCATGATCGGCATCAAAGAGCGCTTGATGAGCCGCGACGAGATCGACCGATGCCAGCAACTGCTGCAGAAAGCGGTCAAGAAGTCCACGACCGGCATGGCCTATAATTACTACAATCAGAACAAGAGGGACGTGAAAGGGTGGCGATGGCTCTACGCCGGCGACGAATACGACAGTATGTTCGGGTCGCTCAACATCATCGTGTCGTCGACCTTCAGGTCGCATCGCTACGATTGGCCGGACGGTTCCGGACTGCTCTTTTCCGAGCATCGATTCGAGTTCGGGTTTCAGAGACAGGACTTCAACAACCGCGGCGTTCTTCGCGCCATCGACAGCACGCAGGGAGTCAGGGGATTCGACCCGGCGCACGTGTTCCCAAGCGTCGTCGCAAACGCCTTCCGCAGACAGGATCCTATGGCTCTCGAAGTCGGCAGATAGCGTGAGGGATATTGCCCTCAGAGACTGGCGAGCGTCGGCGAGAATCAACAATATCTCTGACAGGGATATGAGGATCTCCGTCGCTCGCACAGTTCTTTATCGCAAGAGGACGTATGTCGAGCTTGGATGGTTCGCGAGGGATATAGCGGGCATTCGGTGCGACATTCGTCTGCTCGTTGACTACATCAAGGAAATGGAAAAATTATGAATATGGAAATTATGAGACGAACAATCGGCAAGCGATACGAGACGGTCATGGACGCGATTACGAATGCGGGAAATGGGCAGGGTCCGAGATATTGCGGATCCAAATCACTCAGCGAGCATGACTTCGAATGGATACGACACGCAGACTGTTCCATTAAGAAGTATGAGATCGGCAGCGAACGGGTGCGCTTCCAATGGCCCGACGGTTCCGCGGTGGTAGCGTCAGGAAAGATGTTTAAATGGGGTTGGAGCTTCCACGCAAAGGACTTGGAGAATCCAGAGTTTCAGAAAGCGATCAGGCGCTTCACCAGCCAAAACCCGGAGTTTCTGTGGGCGACGGACTTCCTGCCGAGTGTTGCTCATTTAGAGAAGGAATCCGATATTGATCAGTTGCTTGCGGATTCCGAGAAGGGAATGGCTTATGGATTTTGCCAGGCATACGACAAAAATATGTCTCTGACATACTCGGTATCGTTAATACAAGCAATCGCAAGACAAAATACGTCAATTGAAATTGCGTCGATGCTCCGCTACGAGTGGAGTGACGGCACGGCACTTGTTATCGATGAAGCGAGAAAAGAAACGTTCTACGGTATCCACCGTGAATTTTTGGATGACCCCGGTATCATTGAGCTTGTGAAGGCGTTCGAACACTTGAACCATACCGACGACCCGAAGTTCGTTCGCATAAACACGCTCGATATTGAATACTGGCGGCTACGAACAGAAGCCAAGAAATGATCTTAACGGGAAGGCGAACGCCTTCCCGCCCTCATGCGGCGTTGGTAGCCGCATCTGACGAGATACCGAACGAAAGGGACAAGCCTAATGCCGATTCAAGGAGACAGCAACATGACCAATGATCATCAGCACCGACGCATATTCGGAACGGACTTACTTTGCGCGGAATGGTTCGAAGACAAGGCGGGGAATTTCCGAAGCCGCTTTGTCGAAATGTCCGGAAGCAAAGTGGTCGACGATACGATTGTTCCTTGCGAAAAGATTATCTTCACCGGCACAAAGGGGCACCCGCTTCCCAACGGCGCGATAGACGAGGCTCTCTTTGTCCAAAAAGAAGCGCGCCGAGACGCGGAAATGACGATTTTCGGTCAAAAGAATGTGATTGTGGATCAGCTGAAAGAAATCGGAAAACGGGATGCAAAAATCGAATTGCTGAACAACGAAATCGGCGGGCTGGAAAAAGATGCGAGATTCCTGACGCTCGAGTGCGAGGAGAAGGACGCGATCATTGTCGGCAGCCGAAAGCGCTACGACCGAGAGAAGAAGCGGACGGAAGCAGCCGAGAAAAAGCATCGCATCATCGGCTGCATCTTCATCGCCTACTGCATCGTCGTCTCGGCCGTCGCGGCAATCCCCTACGTATACTAGAACGCCGGCAGCGCCTCAATTGCTGACTCGGTCGACCGAGTCAGCATCCAGTTCAAATAAGGAAATTATCATGAGCGAGAAAACCGAGACGATCACCGAAAGGGACGGTCTTCGAATGGAAATTTTCAAAGACGAAAATGATTTATTTCGGGGCCGAATCCTGTCGATTTGCGAAGGCGAAGAATCAATTATCTTTACTGGCAGCAAGGACTACGATTTTAAGGACAGTGCGATTGGGGATATTCATCGAGTGCAGGACGAAATGACTCACGACATCGAATCCTGTCTCGTGAAAACGAATGACAAATTGCTCAAACTGACGCGGGAATACGACATCGTTAAACGCGATTACCGCAAATCACAGACTGCCTTAAAAGAAGTCGGGACTAGATACGATGTCTCGGCAAAAACTGTCCGCATTCTTGAAGCCACTATCAGAGAATATGAGTCGCGGGTTGTATACCTTGAGCGAAAGCGCCAAGCCAACCTTGACTATGCGGCCAACTGCCAAGGTTGGGCGATCACCGGATGGTGCGTAGCGGCGATCTTACTCGGCTTTTGCTTGTTTATCTGAACCTGCCATAGCCGCGGCGACCGCTTGAATTAAAGACTGAACAAAGGAAAGAATCATGTTCAAAGAAACCCACATCATCCATGAAACGTGTGAGATTCGAACGGAAGTGTTCGAAGACAAGAACGAGTTGTGGCGCGCCCGCATCGTAGATGTTTTAGAAGATGCGGAGTCGATCATCTTTACCAGCATCAAGGGTTACGAACGCGTCACCGATGCGGAGGCGCTGCTAAATCGTGTGGAAGAGGAGTTTTCCACCGAATTGTCAGCAAAGCTAAGTGCAGCGTGTGCCGAAAACGCCAAGCTGAAAAAAGCCTTCGACGAGCTGCAAAAGAAATACAATCGTCTGGATCACAGTGTCGAGCAAAGAGACGAATTACTTAAAACCAAAGTCGAGATAGCGGAGAACCAGGTTCATTACGCGCAAAAATCTGCTACGCATTGGCGAATGTGGTCTGTCGCATCATGGTGCTGCACGGCGGCAGTATCGTTTTACAGTTCGTGGTTTGTCTGGTAGTCTCTACCGATGATGCCACCGATTCTGATGTGGGCGCCGCAAGTCGGCGCCCATTTCTTTATGGTGTTGCACGGCGGCAGTATCGTTTTACAGTTCGTGGTTTGTCTGATAATCTGCAGTCATCTTGCAGGGACTAGCCTGAACGGGAGCGCAATGCGCTCCCGTTTCTTTTATTTACCAGGGTTCATCATCAAGATGATCTCACTCCGAGATTTGACGGGAAGGTTGAGGCGCTCGATGACAGGGCTTGGCGGCTCGAAATCCGGGTCCAGGTGAACAACATCCTGGTATCTGGCATCGACGGCCGCATTCACGTCGTCATTCGTGTAGTAAAGCTCGCCGTTCGGAAGATGATGCATCTTCATCTTTTTCAATTGCGCCGTCATTAGAAATTCCTTTCCCATCTGATTTTCGGTTCTGTCGAATACTTACGGCGCTCGCCGAGCAAGTCAACCTCCACTATCTCTCGCGGGCGGCTAGGCGTGTTCCAACTCTTGTAGCGGACTTCGGCCGCTATCTTGAAGTTGGCCGCTCTCAGCGACGAGCCAGGCTCGCTCTGCAACGTGTAGGTGACAACCCGCTTGTATCCCAGGGCTTTTGCAGCGCGGCACAGCGCGCCGTAAATCATTGAGCAGGCGTTAGGCGTTCCGTCCGTGCAAAGGCGCGTTATCTCGCACGTGAAGCCGTCTGCGAGCATCCTGGCGACCGGTCGGGCGCAAAGCCCCACGCCGGCCAGTTCCCCGTTGTCGCGCTCGAGTCCGACAGCAAACAGCGCCCCGTTGGGCGCTGCGTTGTGCCGGTGATTTTCGGCGATGTATATTCTGGCCGCACGTATCGTGCAGGGACGGATTTTCATCACACGATCACGATCATGTGAAGTGTCATTACCAGCCTTCTACGGTGAGTCCGCACTCGATGAACAACTGCATTTGCAGGAACTGCAACGCTTCGACTTCACGTTCGGCGGTGCTGTCGATGGCGAGATAGACTCGGAATTTGTCGAGATTCTCAGGCGTGAGCGTTTCGTGATTGTCGACGAGAATCTCGATTATGCTTCGGTGCGTGGCCACGATGCTCTCATACCAGTCTAGAACCTTGCTGTAGGCGTAAGTCAGATGCCCAAGATTCTCCGTGCAATCAAGCGTGCTGGCGTGGGCCTGGCCCCAAATGAACGAGCCGGCCAAGACCCAGAATAAAATAGCGAAAACCAATGCCATTTTCGTTTTACTAGCGGGAATGACACACCAGACCAAAAACAACCATATGCCGATGACCCAAGTCAACACATACCAAACCATCTGATTCAAATCGCCCATGTCAGTCTCCTTTCCCAGAGTTAATGGCCGCTACCAGGCCGAAGAACAAGCTGAACATTCCAAACATCAACAGCGCGCCAAGGATACCTCCATTGAGGTAACCCAAGACAATGAAGCTTAGCACTCCCCCGGCGCACAGGGTAATCGCTAGTTCATACATGTGAGTCTCAATGTAGTTTTTCATTGCCTACTCCTTTGCGTCTATCAAATCGACGTCGGCCATGAGCGGCGCGTCGCCGAGGATGCGGTCGCGAGCCATTGCCGCGTAGCCTTCATTTATTTCTATGAGAATCGCATCGCGCTGCAGCTTGTCGGCCACCAGTCCGAGCGTTCCCGCGCCGCCGAAAGGATCCATCACGACGCACGGAACCACGCGCGCATCTTCGCAGTCGCAGGTCGGCGCCCAGCCTTTGGTCCTGAATTGCTTGGACCATCCTGGAATCCAACCGTCCTTCTGGCGATTGGATGCTCCGCAATTGTCGTCCGCTGCGTCGTCCCTGCCGTCTACGACGTTGGTTCGGGCAGCCTTGGCCGTGGGAACGAGAGCGCTTTCAGCGACTCGAGCAAGAGGCGCGCCGCACTCCGAGCAGCAACCGGCTTCGCTGGTGCCTGCCGATACGAACGGTATGACGAGCGCTGGCGGGAAGGTGGCGAAGTGCGCTCCGGAGAAGCCGGCCGGCGTGACCGACATTACGTTACGCATGTTGGCGCCGTTCGACTGCTGCTCGCTTTTTGTCATTGAATCCCATCGATCATTAAAGCCGTCGTGCCGGCGCGAGTGCCCGCGTTGCTTGTCATTTTTCCGCCATCCTACTTCACGACCCATCCTCGCAGAACGCCCGTCAATGTCCTTCGGCGTTCTCTTTTTCAGGTTTTCCAGAACAAGTCGATGCGACCTGTTGCCGGACTTTGGATCCTTCGGCCCCCCGGTCTGCTCGTCGAAAGTGGCCTGATCCATCCTTTGCCGCGATGATTCTTTCATTTCCGTCCGGACGGCGATGTGATCGTAGAAATAGTTGTGTCCAACCCATCCGTTGCGCCGCGACCAAATTTTGTGCCCGCGGTCGTCTCTAATATCCTTCCAGCCTTCCGGTTCCACGTGCGATATTTCATCGGTGAGCTTGTTAACCCAATAATGATCATGCTCCGGTCGCTGCCTGGTTCCCCCCAATTTCGGGTGCGTCCAGAATTTTGTCGAGTTGCTTTTCGAGAACAGGAATACTTTCTCGTGCGCCGATGTCGGCCTGTTCGTTACGCTTTCAGGCATTGGAGCGACCTTGGAATTATGAGTGAGAACGCCGCTCGCTAGGCAGAACAGGTTCGGAGAGTCCTCTACGCCCACATCGTAGAATTTCCTCGCGCGAGATTTTCTTATCTCAACAATTTCATTCCTATCTTTTTCGTTCCGGTGTCCTGTTCTTGTCCATCGCCACTCACCTCTGAAAGAAGGATATTCCTTTTCTCCGATGTTAGCTACGCTAGGCTTCAGCGTCAGAGTCGCATTGAGTCTTGCCGCTGCGCAGCGAAAATCTCTTTCAAGTTCGTAGTTCCTTGTGAATCCAAGACGGTATCTCCCTCCGTCCCAATGCCCGTCACCTTCAAGGTATCCGCGCATAATCTTCTGTATCGAAGCGTTGTCCCAGTTCCAGATACCGTAATGAAGATGCTTGTCATTGGCTACGGAGCCGGAGATTGTCACGCTTAGAACCGCCAGCAGAGCAGCCGCGCCTTTGATGACAATAGATTGACGGTTGCCGTCGATGTAGAGTTTTGGCAACGCGCCGTAGTGATCGCACAGAACCTTGATTCTATTCCATCGGCTTACATTGTTGACGTGGCCGGCAATCGAAATCGTTTTTTCGTAAATGTTGCCTTCGGCGAGATACAATCCGGCGAACCAAAGCGCCAAATCCGTTATCCATTCCGGTCTAGCCGCCCCTCGCTTCTCTGGTAGCGTGGCCGACTGTAGACAGTCTCCGACACGCAGTTCCGATGCTTCCAAAAGACCTCTCTGCGTCGGCCACTTGTGCGTCTTCGTGCATCCTATGCGTTCGCCCGATCTTAAAACCAATTCAAGCGGGTCGTCTCGCGTCTCGGATTGCGACCATCCTAGGACTTGCGTCCACTTCTGGCCGTTCCAAAGCTTGACAGTTGACGGATCCAGACGTGCCAAATCACGCAGCATGTGTATGCCGTCGCCTTTCTGCGTTCTGGCGTATAGCCACGTTCCACCGGAAAGGCACCAAATGATCTCGGACCTAAGCTGCCAACCGTCTTCCTGCATGGCGAGCGCTATTCTCGCCGGCATCATCATAAGCTGCTGTGGGCCGAATCCGTCCTTGCGATAGCCCTGGTTGTTCTTGATCGCGTCGTCGAAAGAGCCTTGATTGCTCGCTTGCTTCGGAGACCAACCGCCACCACCTTTGCCGCTGCCGGCGTAAGCGTCGCCATAGTTGAGCCAGAGCGTCCCATCGTCTCGAAGAACGCGGCGGACTTCTCTGAAGGCTTCAATCAAATTGGCTAGGTGATCGGAAAAACTTTCTTCCAGTCCGATCATGCCGCGGTCCTTTCCGTAGGAGCGCAGGCCCCAATACGGCGGGCTGGTTACGACGCAGTGGACGGACTGATCCGGAAGAATCTTCAGAGCGTCTCGGCAGTCTCCGACGAGTATTCGCGTCGTCATTCGTCGTCATCCGATGTAACGTCGTCAATTTTGTGGCCAAGCTGAACGACTGTCGCGTTTAGGTCTCTAAAACGCAATTCGGTTGTCTTAGCTTCGACTCTCATAACGTCTAGTTGCCTGCAAATTTCTTGCATGCTTTCTTTCAGTCGGAGTCTTTCTCGCTTGGTCATGGTGTCTCTTAATTTTTCCTTCGGCTTTCCTCATCGCAGCTAGCCAGGGCTTGTAAGGAACCGGTGCGTATTGGGTTTTCTTTTCCCATTCGAGAAGCTTTTGCTTTACGAATTTGTCGAAAGATTCTTTCGTGATCATCAACCTCGCAAGTTTTTCCTCAATGCTAACTTTCGTCATTCGCGGTCTCTTTCTTGGCTTTGATCTTCTGGACTCGCTCGTCGCGGCAGGACTTGCATGTGCTTGCCGCCGGCCTGCCTTTCTTGCCGGTCTTCTCCAATTTCTCCATCGGGCCGCCGCAGACTCGGCACAGGCCCTGGGCTATTCGCTGCGCCCTCATCCGTCGCATTCGAGCCGCGGTCTGCTGGCGTATCCGCGTCCTTCTCTTTGTCGCCTTGTCCATTTGCCTTCCTTTGTTGCGAGTTTCCGCGCATTTCCCGCTTGTCATTACGCTAGTCGGGTTTGCACAGCGCGCCGAATAATGAAAAGCTGCGGATTCGGCGTTAGTGATGCGCGGCCTGAGCCGCCACTCGCGAGGACTTCATAGGAATACTAGCTACCGCGTTAAAACTTTACGGCGTAATCGCCGTCTTTTTCAAGTTCTTTTCGACAGGGTGGTATCCAAACCACATTTGTCTGTGGGCGAACGATACCGCTTTGCTCCCCCCAAACAAACCACGCGTAGCTCGTGGCCGATTGAGCTTTCTTGTCAATTCTTCCCGACACGAGCGCGACGCGCTGCGAAAATACGGCTACCGTCGTCGGCGGAATCTCTCGAAATATATGATTGTATCGCCCCTGTCCCTCGAGGAAAGACAACCGCTCGAAGACGGCCACTCCCTCCATCGCGTGGAAAAGCGCGTGATGAACGAATTCCTCGGCCAGTCGGAAAGGCGGATTCATTACAATCCAGTCAGCGCCTGGCCACCTGAGCTTTCGGAAATCAGTGCAAAAGTTCATTTTCGAATAGCCGTAGTCGTGAACGTCCGAAGCGACAACTTCACCGAAATATTCTTCTAGCGTGCTTGCCATGTGGCCGCGGCCGCAGGTCGGTTCGAGAACGCTTCTCCGCGGTATCTTGGACAGAAATTCGTCCTTGAAAATAACGTGTTCCATCAATGCCCGCGTCGCCCACGGCGGCGACGGGAAGTCGTCGAGCGAGTCCTTCGGTTCAACTCTCCTCTGCATCACTGCTGTTGAGTCAGTCTTTCGGGACATAGTTCATCCTTTTTTCTACGGCGCGCCAAACGATGTCGGCGTTCTTGTCGCTGCAAGTGAGAAGAGTCTTTGCGGGATTGTCGCGAAAAGCTCTCCAGAATTCGAGGCCCACACCGTCTAGATCGTAAAAATCCAGGCTGTAGAGTATTCGAATCTGGTTGCGAAATTGCCGCTTGGCGGTCTTGGCCTTGGTCATTAGCGTCTCCTGGTCGAACACAATATGGTGTTACTGTATCGGAGAGTCAACCTGCGCGCAAAAATAATCTGGCCGGCGTAGGTGGCTACGCCGGCCAGGGGAGACTTCGCGCCAATGACCAGTCAGCAATCGAAGGTAACTAAAAAATAATAAATTTTTCGCTTGTTGCAAGTGCTTTTAGCGGAATTTAGCCCGTATAGAGAAAAAAAGATCTATATTGTGCGCATTTTCGCGCTCGGCTTCGACATATTGCGCCGGCAGTCCGAAATAAAGAATTGCGGTGCGTTGCTTGACATTGGCAATCGGCGGACTATCTTAAGAGCGACCAGTTGGAGCAATTATGAAGCAGGGCCAATCCCAACATTGCAGTTCATTCGGTCGTATTCTCGACTGCGAACGCCAGACTCTCGACGCTTACTACAATCCGGGAGAGTCTTCGCCGGTAAGCGCCGCGGCGCTGGTCGGAACCTTGGCGCATGATCAAATCGAAAATCTGTCGCGCGGCCGTTCATCCAAGAATCTTTCGTGGATGAGCGAGGAAATAGCGAGTCAACTGGTTCGATACGACAGGACAACGCCTTCAGCAATTCCCGCGATCGCGCAAGCCGCAAGGATAGCGGATCTGGGACACGAATTCCTATCGTCGCTCGGAGGCGAAATAGCCTACGAGCTTCCGGTCGAGTCGAAAATACGAAGCGTGAACGTCGTGGGCCGCGTCGATTGCCTGAGCGACGGCCGTGTCATCGACGTGAAAACCGGGACGACAAACGAGATCTCCTACGCGGTCGCGCTCGGAGCCTATTCCATTCTCACCGAAGCGACCGAGAATCCGTGGATCATTCCAATTCGCCGGCGCAAGGATCCCGACAAAATCTTCGTCGGCGAGCCAGTAGAATTCGGTTTGCAGGCGTGCAAGCTGCTCGCCTATCGAGCGATAGAATTCTGGGAATTCTATCTGAAGCACGACCGCGAGATCAAAAACGTCAGAGCCAATCCTTTCTCGCGCTTCTGCGGCGACAGCTGCCGCATATACGCTACCGAGGATTGCCCGCTAATCGTCAAGAAAGGAAACGATGATGACTGAAGACAAAACCCAAAAGCGAGCGTCGGACATTGCCGTATTCGCGAGCGCCGGCGCCGTTCAGCCGATCATGCCACGGTCTTTAGACGAGCTATCGAGACTGGCGAGATTCGCTTGCGCGATGGTCGGTTTGAATCCGTCGAGCGAAAAGGACGTGGCGAAAGTTGCCGGCATCATGCAAGCGGGCATGGAGCTGGGCATGAAGCCGATGGCGGCTTATCGATGCATGGACGTGATTCAGGCGAAGGGCGGCGGCTACTTGATCAAACTGAATGCTGCCGGCGTTCGCGCGCTTTGCCTGTCGAGTCCGGTATGCGCATTGTTCGATGTCTACCCGGTCCATGACAACAATGGAACCGTTATCGCCGCCAAAGGCCACGGCAAGCGCGCCGACAACGGACTTGAGCGAACTGTTCAAGCAACGCGAAAGGAATTCCAGCATCTGATCAAGCAAACAAGCAAGGGCAACGATTCGGTTTGGATGCTCTACACCGAGGACATGTTGATCGCGAGAGCGACAGGCCGTCTCGGCAAGCGCCTTTTCGGAGACGTTATCGAAGGCGTGGCCATTGACGGCGAAATGACTGCTGAAGAATACGAGCAGCACGCTCAGACGCAAACGCAGGTGCATCCGGCAGAGAGCGCGAAGGCCGCCGACGTTGAAGTCGAAGACGCGGAGATCGTGCAGGAGCAGGAAGCGCCAATCGAAACCGCGCCCGTTGAGCCTGAACCTAAGCCGCCGCTCACAAACTCCCCGCCGAAGCCGGCAGAGGACAACAACCCAATCCAGGACGCGCCGGCGGACGCGCAGCAGGAAAGCTCGCCCTGGAAGAAACTGAATAGGAGCAACCAATGAAACTAACTATATCGAATATCGGCCCGATTGAGCATTACGAGGAAACATTCCGTCCCGGATACGTTACCGTCGTAGCGGCTGACAATCAGGCCGGCAAAAGCACGATCGCGTCCTGTCTCGCCGCGTGCCTGTCGAGAACGCGAGATCCTCAGAAGCGCGGCGGCAACCGTCTCGGAGCCTACGTCCGACGCGGCGCCGACTCTGCGCAGTCATTCGCCCGCCTCGAGGATGATGACGGCGATTGGGAGATCACATGGGAGCCAATTCGCGGATTCACGACCCGCGGCGACAATCCCCCCAAGGCGCCGCTGCTGGCCGTCCTTGATCCGAGCGAGCGCGGCAAAGAGGACTGGCTCGAAGCCATTGTCGCCGATCCGATTACTCATGAGTATTTGACCGACGAGATCGTGAAGGTCATGGGCAAGGCCAATCGCGAAGCGGCGGAAGAGGCGGCGACCGAGATTCTTCAGGATGAACCGCATTCATGGCAGGTATACGAAGGCAAGGTCCAGGAGAAGCGCGCCGAGGCAAAGCGCGACTGGCAGAATGCGGTCGCGTCCACAGGTGAGCACGCCACCTACGGGCCCAGCGTGGCGACCGCGTGGGCGCCGCGGGGATGGATGGCCGAGTATGAATCGCTCACTCCCGCGACTTGCGAACGCCGCGTTGCGGATGCGAAACGGGATTTCGAGTCTGCAAGCTCGGCGCTCGCCGCACTGCGAAATATGGCTGACGAGCACAGCGAATATGTCCAGCGCAAGCAGGCGCACGACCGCCGAATGACCGATCTCCGGAACCAGCAGTCGGCTCTGAACAGAGTCCAATTCCCCGATGCTCCAGGCGATGACGAATTGGAGCAGGCGAATGAACACCTCGAATCCATTACCGGCCAATGCAATGCGCACTCGGATTTTTACGCCGAGAAACGAGCAACTCAAAGTCGCGAAAAGGCCAAGCTTCAGGACATTCTCGACTCTGAAGTCAGGATCAAGAGAGACCACCAGAAGCTCGTCGATGAGCACGAAAGAAAGATCAAGGCGCTGGAGCGCGAAAAAGACAAGATTTCGGAACAAATAGACAAGCTGATTTGCGACCCCACTCTCGACGACAATTATTGCTGTCCGACATGTGATCGTCTGTGGCAAGCCGCGGTCCGGTCGACACAGCAGCTGTTGGCGAATCTACAGGAGATTCACAAGAAAAAATGTCTTGAGATAGTGCGGGCAACCGACGACTCGCCACCTGATTTTCCCGATCTCGGCGGCATCCTTCAGGAGATTTCAAATCAGCGCGGCGTAGTCGAGATAGCTGATCAGGCTTATTTTGATCATCGCGCCGAAAACCGCAAGCTTGAGTCGGATGTTCATGATGCGAGCGTGAGGGTGGGGAAATTGAAGCGCCAGCAGGTCGAAGCGGCCGAGGGCAGAAGCGCGCACGAAAGCAAGGTCGCCCGCGTCAACGGCCAAATCGAGGAGTTGGAGCGCATCGAATTCGAGGAGCCGGACTTGCCGAACGATGCCGATCTGGAGGCTGCGAAGGTCGTCCGCGATCGCGCATCCGACGACGTAACTTCGGCGACGCGCCAGCACACGATTGTCAAAGCGAAGCAGAATGCGTGGGCTGCTCACGAGCGAGTCGTGATGTGGGATGCTATGAGTCGACTCGTCTCGACGACGGCGCACGGCGTGAGAGCGAAAAAGCTCAAGGACAAAATCGTCGAGGTCAATAACTGGCTTGTCCAAATCGCGCCGTGGTCTGGGGTCGGCATCAACAACTCGCCGTCACTGACAGTCAAAGGCAGCCTGCTGGCCGACGCTTGCGCTAGCGAGCAGTGGATGGCTAAGACCGCGCTCAGATTGACCGTAGGATGCATGAGACACGCGCCGGCAGTGGTTGTCGACGGCATCGACATACTGTCGTCCACGCATCGCTACAGCGCGATTGAGACCATTCAGGAAATGGCCAGAGAACAAGGCATCGCCGTCCTGGTTACTGAAACGGTCGCCGGCGAGAGCATTTACGTATGATCGCCATACACGACATCGGGGTAGCGCTGAGAAAGCGCTACCCCGCTAACGCCTGGTTCCTAGGTTTCGAAGTCCGTAATTCGCCCGGCTTTCCGAAAGAGCAGACGAGCGCGGATGCCATCGCGATGAGCTTATGGCCGTCGCACGGCTTCGTAATCCACGGCTTTGAAATAAAAAGGACACGCGCTGACTGGATGAACGAGTTGAAAAAGCCGCGCAAGTCCGAAGTTATCCGCGAGAAATGTGACTTTTGGTGGCTTCTCGCGACGACCAACGTTGCCGAGCCGTCCGAGATTCCCGAAACCTGGGGGTATATCCGATGCAGCGCGAACGGCGCTTTGAGGATAGTCAAGGACGCGCCTAGGAACGAGGCTCGCGGCTCCGAAATAGACCGCGCATTCGTTGCGTCGATGCTGAAGAACACGCTGAACCTGAGCGAAGAGGATATTCGCCAGCGAGTCAGTCGGGAAGTCCGGAAGCAATTGGAATACCAGCTCAAATATAAGCAAAGGTCGCACGACGAAGCATTGCAAAGGATGCAGGAGAAATACGACCGTGATTTGAAGTGGTTTGCAGAGTTTAAAGAGGAAGCCGAGCACATGGTCACGTTTTGGAGCGATCCCCGCACCGAGGCTCGCAGGATAGGATCTGCCATTCAGCTTAGAGAGGCGATGAGAGGCGACATTCCGCAAATAAAAACGAGGGCGAGCAAGATTCTTAAGAACATTGAGAAGCTCGAAGAATCAATTGGGGAAGACTTGAAATAGTGGTGATTCTGCGTCCATATCAAGCCCAGTTGGGACGGGAAATAATAGATGCCTGGCGAGTTGATCCGCGCGTCATGGCGCAAATGGCGACAGGCGGCGGAAAAACCAAGCTGGCTTGCGATCTGATCTCGAAAGCCGTTCACCAATGGGGCAATACCGCCGCCGTAATCGTTCACACGCGGGAGTTGCGCAAGCAATGGGTGGACGACTTGAGAGCGGTCGGCATCGAACCTGGCGTTATCGCAGCCAACGTCGCGCCCAATCCCTATGCTCGATGCCAAGTCATTCAAGTGCAGACGTTGATAGCGCGCAAGGAGACGAAATACTGGTCGCTCGATTGCGATCTGCTTGTCATCGACGAGGCTCACCACAGCGCGGCGAATACCTACGTCCAAGCCATTGAGCTTCTCAATCCGGAAGCCATGCTCGGACTGTCGGCAACGCCGGCGCGTCTCGACGGCAGGGGCTTCCGCGGCATCTATGGAAAAATGGTCTACGGACCGCCGGTAGCAGAACTAATAGAACTGGGCGCGCTATCGAGGTATCGGATTCGGTCCGTCGACATCGTGGACATCAAGGGAATCCGCAAGCGAGGCGGGGAATACGCTCGCAAGCAAACCGAAGAACGAGTCAGAGGCAAGATCGCCAACGCTTTGACGGCATGGCGGCATGAAGCCGGCACCCACCAGACAATCGCTTTCTGCATCACGCGGCAACACGGCATCGAAGCCCGATCTAAATTCGAGGCAGGCGGATTTGCCGCCGGGTATGTCGACGGCGAAATGCATCCCAACGAGCGCGACGCTGCGATAGACGACTTCCGATCTCAACGGACTCAAATTTTGTTCAGCGTGGACGTTCTCGGAGAAGGCATCGATATACCGGGCGCGACCTGCGCTTTGCTCATGCGGCCAACGGCTTCCGTCGTCCGTCATTTGCAGGGCATAGGGCGCGCTCTAAGGCCGCACGAGCATCCTTCCGGAGAGTCCGTCGTCGTCGATACCGTAGGCAACTGCCAGCGTCTGGGCGGGCCGCTCAGCGCATACCTGTGGAGTCTCGACGGCGTGAAGAAGCGACCTGAGCGCCGGCAGGACAGGTCCGAGAACGGCGCCGGCAATCCGCGCGATCTTCCGGAAGAAGTCGAGTGCAAATTCATCACCGTCAATGACGCTGCGATTCAGATCAACCGCACGGCATACGGATGGGACAAAAGGAACGTCGCCCACGCCGTCCGGCTTTGCGAGACGCTTTCGGACTACAAGGCCCTGGGTCGAGATCTCGGATACGCGAAATCCTGGGCGTTCATGAAATACAGAATCGCGAAGGGGAAGCGCGATGAGCGATGACAAAACCGATCTCGTGTCACTCATGCAGCAGGACGGAATACGATTCCGGAAAACCTACGGTTCCATACATGTCCTTTGCCCGTTTCACGACGACAGGAATCCCAGTTGCCACGTCGATTGCGAGCGAGGGCTTTACTTTTGCTTTGGCTGCGGCGCGAAGGGCGACGCTGTTACGTATTTGGAAGACAAGCGGAGAATGAGTCAGAAGGAGGCACTGAGAATGGTCAAGGGAGACACGCGGGAACCGCCCAAGGAAAGGTCCGAGAAGAAAAAACGGGAGAGCAAGGAGCATCGGGAAAGGCGCAAGCAGCGCGAGGATCTTGCCGGGCAGTTCTGGAAATACTCGAAGGAAATTCCTCTCGACGCTTCGCATCCGGTGCGAAAGTGGGCTGCAAGGCGCGGGATTTGGCATCCGAAGGTGAGTTGGCCGGTGATGCAGCGATGGGTGCCGGCGCTCGGCAATCCCGATCACGAAGGCGCCGGCAGCCTTATTGCCGCCGTGATGCCGTTCACCCAGTGGCGCCACGAAAATCCAACGAGGATCGCGCCTAGAAGCGTCCACATGATCGCGCTCACCGTAGACGGCTATCCCTGCCGCGATCGCGACGAGGCGAAAGGCGGGCTGAAAAAGCGCACGATGGGATCCAATCTGGACTGCTGCCACGTGATCGGGCTGATCAACGGCTGCCGCAAGATGGCTTTCTGCGAGGGCATTGCCGACGCGCTGGCGCTCGCGTCGACGTATCCGGTTCCGGTTGCGGCGATGATAGGAACGGCTTCGTTCAAGTCCGATGAGCTTGTCAATCAGGTAGCCGAACTGCAGGCGCTGCAATCCGTGGGGATTTACCGAGACGACGACGAGACGGGCAAGGAAGTGTCTCGAATTCTCGGCTCGAAGATCAACGCAATGGGAATCCGTGCGACCGTATTTGTTCCGGAGTCGGGCGGGGATCCTGCAGAACGGCTGGGGCGAATAGAATTCGCGGATGTAGACGAGGAGCGTCTTTCAATCATTTCCGAGGAAGCACATTGGCAGTGGCGATACGACCTCGAGCGCCAGCATGCAATCCACGGATGAACCGTTTCGCGAGGAGTCATTCGACGATCCGAAAGACCTGCTGCGCTATGTCGCAGCTGCTCTCGACCGGCAGGGCTACGTTGACGATGAGACGATTGCCAAGCTACGGGAAGCCGTCGACAAGCTGCGGGCCGGCCCCAAGGCCGCCCAGCTCGTCAAGGACTTGGACAACAGCAAGGACCCTGCTGCAATCGGCGATTCAATACTGTCAATCGCTAAGAATCGTAAGCCGCTCACGACCTACGATGAGCTTGATCCCAATCCTGGCGATCCGAAGTGGCTCATACCCGGACTCATTCTGGAAGCGTCCGTCTGCTATCTGTCGGGAACCGCCAATCTTGGCAAGACCAACCTCATGTGCCAGATAGCGGCGGCCCTGGCATCCGGTGAACCGGAGTGGGCGAGCTTCACTCCCCACAATTTCCTGGCTCCGGAACGCGAGCGCAAGATCGTCTTTGCATCGTATGAGGACAAGCGCGACGCATTCTCGCGCAATTTCCGCAACAACACTTTGCCGGCGATACAGCGCGGAAAGTGGCGCGGCAATATCAAGTTCGTGACGCTTCAAGGCGAGGGATTCCTATTCGGTCCAGTCCTCGGAAAACACGTTCAGACAGTATCGGAGACGCTGGCGACCGGACACAAGCTCCGCAAGGTGTGCGAAGATTTTAAAGCGGATCTTTTGATTGTTGATCCTATTGGCGCCGCGTTCGGTTCGGATGAGAACGTTCGAGGCTTCGTCAGAGCCTTCCTGGACGAGTGGAATCATTGGGCCGAGCGAGCGAATTGCGCGGTGATGTTCGTCGCCCATCCGTCGCAGTCGAATAAATACTGGAGCGGGCATACGGAGTGGCGCAACAGCGTCCGGACGCTTCTCAGCCTGGGCTATCATCAGCTTCACGGCGAGCAGCAGAAGAAAGGCAAGGACGATCCTGAAGCGAAGCTGGGGCTATACGTCCAGAAGCAGAATTACGGCCGGCGCGAGAAGATATGGCTACGGCGCAGGATACAGGATCGCGGCATTACGTGGGAAGCTTCTCCGTTCGAAGCCGCCGAAACTGAAAATGAGCAGAGATAGGGCTTGCATCGTAACTACAAATGATTATGTTGCATGACAAGGAGACTTAAATGACCATTCCAATCTACTACTGGTTCCCGCCTCGCCTTAATCGTGTCATTATTGAAGACATGCTAAAATTAGCGCGGAAAAGCTTTCGCATAGAATACGGCGTTACAATCAATGATCGGTTCCAAGTTAGAGACAAAGTAAATGAGTTGGCTCTTGAGGCGGATCCCGAAACCGAAATTCCGTTGCCTGCAAAATATTATTTGGCCGAGGAAACTTCGGCAGTCGCTCTCCATGCGATCGCACTATTCGTAGAGGAACCCGAATGGATCGAGTATCCCGAAGGACGATGCCTCGTCGATCTAGCCCTATGTTGCGGCAAACCTGTCTTTGTTAATCACTGTCGCTCAAGAAAAGTTATTGCATCCATGACGGGTATTTACAGCGAGAATTATCTGACGTGGGAATTGCACGAACCTGGCACTAATAAGATTGAATTCATGTCAACAAAGAATGCGTGCTTCTACTTATCGGACATAGCGCAATGACCAGCAACAGAAAGGAGTATCTTCCACGTCAATTCATGACAACCACGGAAGCTTGCCGCATGGTATGGGATCTAAGAAAATGACAATAAAAATATATTACTGGACGCCGCTTAGTTTCCATTACGCCATGCTTCAAGAAGTGATGGAATTATACAGGAAAAGATTCCTTGAAGATAACGGAGTAACCGTCGACGATCCTTTCCAAGTGAGAGATCGAGTAAACGCTTTGGCTCTTGATGAAGACCCGGAAACCAAAATTCCGTTGCCGACAAGGTGTTATCTGGCTGAGGAAGCTTCAGCAATCGCTCTCCACGCGAACGCGCTATTCGTAGAGAGTCCCGATTGGCACGAGGATCCTGAAGGACGATGGGTCGTCGATCTGGCATTGTCGTGCGGTATACCGGTCTTCATTAATCACCATATTCCGAGACAAGAATGGGTCAGAATGACCGGTCTTAGCAAAAAAAATTATGTCACTTGGCTCATGTATGAGCCAGACACAAAAAACAGTCAATTCATGTCAAGAGACATGGCTTGCCTCTACGTATGGAACCTATCAAAATGACCGGCAACAGAAAAATGATATACATTTCCGCGCCGATGCGCGGCGTTCCTGACTACAACGAACCGCTGTTCACGGAATTCGACGAACTGTTCACAGGCCACGGCTTTCAAGTGATCAATCCCATCAAAGTAACGGCCGAGATAGAGGAAATGTCGCGCAGAATCGACCCGACATGCCGGTTACCTCTTAGCCCGCGCCACTATTTTTATGTCGAACTGCCCCTGATTTGCCGCGGCGTCAATTGCCTGCTCGTGCTTCAAAAGCCGTGGAATGATTCCAAGGGATGCAGGGCGGAAGTCGCAACCGCCGTAGCTTGCGATATTCCGGTTTTCGTCAATATTTCAGACGGATACTGGGAGCAATATGGTAGCGTCGGCTGGAATATTTTCAGCACCAGCGAACTAATTGACTTCATGAGGAGACTCAAATGACCACCGAATTCACAAGCCAGTTTTTCACATTCGCCCTGCTCGAAATGATGGGGCACAGAAGGATTTGCGGACTCGTGAGCGAATACGAGCTCGGCGGCGCGAAATTCCTTCGCGTGGACGTTTACGTAGGCGACGAGCAGGCGGTTGCCGCTACGCACTTCGTTCCGCCGTCCTCGGTTTACTGCCTGACTCCGATTGAGGAGAAGGTCGCCCGCGCCTACGCGGCTGCAAACAACGAGCCGATCCTCTACTATCACGAGCATCGCACGAGTTTGAATGCGATGGGGCTGCCGTATGAGACGGAAACTCCGGAAAGCGTCGAGTTGGAGATACCGCCATGCAGCGGCAAAACCGCCTCGGAGCTTGAAGGCGAACCTGGTCAGGAAGACACCGGCGACACGATACCTTTCTAAGGAAGACCAATGCCAACAAAAATTGAATGGGTTTCAAACCCAGGCGGCCGCGCCGAATCATGGAATCCGATACGAGCTTACAATCTCGAAACCGGAGGGCGCGGCCACTTCTGCGTGCATGTCAGCGACGGTTGCAAGAATTGCTATGCCGAACGCCTACAGACAAGGTTTCAAAATCCCGTCCGTTTCGCCAATCAGGACTCGAGCAAGGTCGAGCTTTACCTCGATCAACGCGTGCTCAACTATCCTTTGCATTGGACGGCGCCGCGGGGCGTGTTTGTTTGCTCGATGACTGATATATTTCTCGAAAACGTTCCTCAAAGCTGGTTGCATCAGATATTCGCCGTCATGGGATTGGCGCCGCAGCACACTTTCAAAGTGCTCACCAAGCGCCATATGCGACTTGAGAAGTTGTTCGGAGCAACCGCGCAGGGAACAACGGCATTGTGGTTCGAGAACGCTGTTTTCCAAGCGATGTCCGACATTGCCGAGAAGCGCGGCATCATCGACTACGCGCGCCATTGGCCGCTTAAAAACGTCTGGCTAGGCGTTTCAGCCGAGGATCAGAAGACCGCGAATATTCGAATTCCGCACTTGCTCGGAGCGAAAGCGGCAAAACGCTTCCTGAGCGCCGAACCGCTCATTGGGGCAATGTCTCTTGAAGATATTGATCCGAGGCGCGGCCCTCCAATAAACGCTCTCACCGGGTGGATTGGATCCGGAACTAGAGGAATGCTGAATCGTCTGGATCAAGTGATTGTCGGCGGCGAGTCCGGACCGAAGGCCAGGCACATGGATAATGCATGGGCACTCAAGTTGATGCAGGAATGCGCTAGAAACCGCGTGGCATTCTTCATGAAGCAGATGGCGCGACTAGAACCGATTCCGGACTTTCTTAATGTCCGTCAATTCCCGAAAGGAAAGTAGATGGCCGCAAGCCGCAAAACGAAAGTTGTATTCAAGCGGGACGCAGTAGTGTCCCGCACTTACGAAATTTTCATCGACGACGGTGAAATGAGTTGGCCGGTAGGTTATTGCTGTCGTGATTGGAGAGGATGGCGAAGCGAGCCGATAAAAAATGTAAAGTTTCAAAACTATAAGGTGCTTTACTGTCATGACCGGACTCTGAACGGACTCAAGCGCAAGGTCCGAGAAGCGATCGCGCAAGGCTTGATGACGAACAGAGGAGCTTAGCATGGCCGTGCGCCGCAAATTGAAAGTCGTATTCGAATTCCAACAGTTAAGTGTTCACGATATTTTACTGCGTGATGGCGACATGATGATTCCGGTCGGCTTCTGCAGTCGAGATTGGGGAGGCGGATGGAGCAGCAGGCCGACAGAAACGTCAGAGCTTTACGACTATCGAGATCTTTTCCTTTACGACCGCACACTGAACGGACTCAAGCGCAAAGTCAGAGCCACGATCGCGGACAGCATGAAACAGAAAGGAAACTAGCATGTCCAAGAATCCCAAGAAAAGAGTCACCTTCGAGACTATGGGCGAATTAGGCGTTGAATCTATTCTCGTAGACGAGGGCGGCATGCTCATGCCTGTCGGCTATTGCATTAAGCAATGGGGAGGCGGATGGAGCAGCACTTCTATAATAACGAAATCGGAGTTTTTCGACGCTGACGTTATTTTCCAGGAGGCCAAAACCCTGCCGGAATTGAAGCGCAAGGTTAAGGCGGCGATCCTAGAAACCCTGAAGGAGACGGGAAAGTAGCATGTCGATTCATCCGAAAAGAACAATAGAATTCAAGCGCGAAGCGGCTTCCGGCAATTGGCGTATTTACATGCGCGAGCGCGGCTTGGACGTTCCAATAGGATTAATCGAGAAGACATTCACCGGTTGGAAAAGCCGTCCAACGGAACATTTGTCGCCATATTTCGATCCTTCTGTCCTCTTCGACCAGCATTGGAATTTGAATGATCTCAAATTCGAGATCAGAATGCAGGTCGGCGCGAGCATGAAGGAGAAGGGAGCTCAGTAATGCCAAAATCATGCATAAGATTCCATTTTTTTACGGCCACGGTTCATCAGATTTATCTTAAACATGCGGGCTTGAATGTTCATATCGGAATTGTCATGAAAAACAGTAAGCCCAAAGACAGGTCCGAAAGATGGATTAGCGGGCCAGATCGCTTTTACTACGAAGACGATCATATTTCCCATGCATTGCGTCAAAATGGCTCGACTCTGAACGAAATCAAGAGAAAAATCCGAAGTGCCATCGCCGCCAGCGCGAAAGAAAAGCAATTTAAATGAAATACGGCTCCGTCTGCTCTGGGATAGAGGCAGCTACCGTCGCATGGGAACCGCTTGGCTGGGAGCCGCAATTCTTTGCCGAAGTGGATCCGCATTGCTGCTCGCTGCTAAATCACTACTATCCCGACGTCCCGAACTACGGCGACATGACTACTCTTTTAGAAAGGCTGTCGGATGACCGAAAATCAATTGACGTTCTTGTTGGAGGAACCCCCTGCCAGTCCTACTCCATCGCAGGAGGACGCGGTGGCCTGGATGACCCGCGTGGCAACCTATCACTCACCTATGTGGAAATTCTTTCTCGACTACAACCAAGATGGTTTTTGTGGGAAAATGTCCCCGGACTCCTGTCAATGGACGGAGGACGGGCGTTTGGAACCATCCTCGGGGCGATGGTTAAATGCGGGTATAGTCTCAGCTACAGAATCTTCGACTCTCAATATATCCGAGTTCAATCACACCCTCGTGCCGTCCCCCAGCAGCGACGGCGTGTCTTCGTTGTTGGATGTCTTGGAAGTGACTGGCGAGCACCTGCGGGAGTATTATTTGAGCGGGAGAGCATGCAGAGGCATCATCCACCGCGCAGAAAAAGAAGGCAGGAAACTGCCGGGTTTCTTGGATACGGTTCTGAGGAAAATAGCGGGCTTGAAGCGGGCGACGGAGTCGCAGAGCCTGGAGTCTGCGAAGCGGTCACGGCGCAGTCGGCGAAAGGCGGCGGCGGTCCGGCAGAAGACGAGTGCCAAGAAACTGCATGCCAACCCGTTTCCCCCGCAATTGTGGGACATATGAAGGCGGACAAGAGAGGGCGGGAAGGTCACCTAATCGTGCAGAAGGTCGTCGCCATCCATGAAAAGGCGGATAGAACCAATCCCAAATCCTCTCCGAACGGCAATGGCTGGCGCGAAGACGAAGCCGCTTACACGTGTCAAACCGGGCATCCTCAGGCAGTCGCATTCCAGGCAAGGCAATCGAGCTTCGGCGCGTGGGAGGGCGTTAGTGGAACCATCGACACGGGCAATCCGCCGCAGGCCGTGGCGTTCGCGCAGAACCAGCAGGGACACGTGCGGCTTGCCGGTGGCGACGGCGAGATAACGCCGTCAATCAACAAGCCCGGCGGAGCTCCCGGCCAAGGCTATATCGCCATCACGGACGGTTACGTTGTCCGCAAGCTCACGCCTCTTGAAGTCGAGCGGCTTTTCGGATTCCCCGACAACTACACGCTTGTCGAGCACCGCGGCAAGCCAATGCCCAAGACCAGGCGCTACGCGATTCTCGGCAACTCGATGGCCGTAAATTGCATGAACTGGCTCGGCCATCGAATCAAGCTCATGGATGAAGTTTGGAGCAAGCATGGAATTCCTATTGCGCAAAAAAAAGATGAGGATGCGCCGCCGGCCCAAAAATTTTAGAACGGCTGGCGCCATCCATAATTTACACAAGACAAATCCCAAGCTAGACTCGCTTTCGTTCCGGCGTAGCTCAGCGGTAGAGCAATTGACTGTTAATCAATCGGTCGCAGGTTCGAGACCTGCCGCCGGAGCCAAAAACCAGCGTTCCCGAAATTTTAGAACGGCTGGCGCCATCCCTATCAGAATTTTTAGAACGGCTGGCGCCATCCTTAAAAAATTTTTAGACTGGCTGCGCCCATCCTAATTTTTAGAACGGCTGGCGCCATCCTACTTGAAAATTTTAGAACGGCTGGCGCCATCCATAGAGAGGCCGACATGAGCAAAAACGAAGACGAGCTTGAATTCCAATTGAAGCACGCGACCAAATTCTACTACGAACGGCAATACCAATTTCATCCGCGGAAGAATTTTCGGGCCGATTTTTTGGTTCGAGATTACGAAAGCGTGCTGGGCAAAAATTTGGATCGCGAAACGCTTCATGCCAAGCTCCGGGCCGGCCCCAAGTTGCTGGTCGAGATTGACGGCGCGAAATACGGCAAGCCAGGCAGTCACCAGCGCGTCGACGGCATCGACTACGATTGCAGGCGCGCCGCGGAAGCTATCTTGCTAGGATTTAAAGTGCTCCGGGTATCGTCTCGCATGGTTCGAGACGGAACCGCCTTGCAGTGCATTGAATTTATTTTCAACGGCCGCTACGATCCAGCGGCCAAGGCGATCGCCTACCCAAAGAAAGGAATCAAGCGGTGAATGAAGTCGAGATCAACATTGACGAAGTGCAGCGGGAAACGCCGAAAGGCCTGCTTGTCCGGATCGACCAGGAGATCCTTTTTGTGCCGCATAGCGAGATAGCCCATCGCGATCATTTGATCCTATTCGTAAGAGAAGATTTTGCCTACGAAGAAGGCTTGATATGAAAAAAGGCGGCACATGGCCGCCTTTTCCGTTGTCTGCGATAGCCTTCAGCGCTTCCGCTTTGGCTTCCTAGTCTCATCGTCGCTGGTATGGCTCGCTAGGCTCAAGAGCGCGACAACAAGCCCAGGAAGCGCGTAGAGAAGCAGGGCGGCGGCGAATACGAACGCCGCCGAACTGTCGTCGGTGAATCCTTCCCATGCCAGCACACCAGCGGCTCCGAGCGCTGCGAAAAAGCGTGTTAATGCGCGATCCAGCGGCGCCACTACTGGCTACCTTCCCAAAAGACTCGGCCATCGGCAAGGAATTCGTAGCCGTTCAATTCCATAAGAATCACAGTGTTTTCCTCGCTGTAATAGTAATGATTTGCTTCTCTAATCTGCTCGAAAAGCCAATTGGCAAGATCGCCCATCAACACCTTTAACGCGCTTTCGACGTTGCCATACGAGCGCCCGGAATGCACTGTGACGGACTTTCCAAACGTGCTTTGTCCCTTGACCTTCATAATCAAATTTTCGTATTCGTCATCGCCCATCGTGATAATTGTGCCGACGTCGACAACCCTAATTTCCGCTGTCAATTCTCTTCCGAACTGGCACTGAAGGGAATATAGATCCTTGGCAATTCGCGTAAGTTCGCCGTCATTGAATTTCTGGATCGCTCCAACACTACCTGCCTTGTAGGAGTAATCGCCGGTGAAAAAAGCGCCATCGTCCGACATGAAATTTAGTCTGTAGTGAACGGATTCGCGTCCGGTCTTTTCGTCGTCGAATAGCTCAATTCCAAGCGCCGCGGAAACCTGCTTGAAGGTGTCAATCGCGGGATCGTTCCAACAATCATCATCATTCCCTAAGACATCTTCGCAAAGCCAATTCTTCGCTACCTTTTGCGCCTTTTCCGACAACTCGGAATAGGCGTAAACTTTCGTTTCTATCGTTCTCATTCTCAGTTCCTTTTTGGCAAGATTGCCGGACTCCGTATCGGAGTTTCGGGCGGCGCTTGCCGGCGCCGCCCTCTTCAGCGGCTAGTTGGCGCGTTCGAAGTTCAGGCCGGCGGATCCGAAAATCTCATCCAGATTGTCGGATATGCAATCGAGATAGAAAAAATCCATCTCCCATGCTTGAAACTCTTGCAGCCAATCCGAACCGCCGAAGGTTCGAAGCCATCCATAGAGGACGGCGGAATTTTGGTTAACGTCCCAAGCAGACCTATCGGCCGGCCAATCAGCCATGCGCGGGCTATAGAAGCTCATAAAGCCCGGCCCGCTGGTAAACAGTCGCTTTGCTTCCGCGTCAAGCGCGGCGCGATCGCACTGCTCAAACATGCGTTCGAACACGTCCGCATTGACGACTCCGAATATTCGATCCGTCGCGAAATTGTATTCGGCCGGCTGCCATCTGTGGCCGTATTCAATCGCCGGCGACGAGTCCGCGTCGATAAGCCGCGGCAAAAAATCCTGTAGGAATTGGTCGAAATAAAATTTGGCGTAAAGCTCATTCGCCTTGTGCCAGTCTATCGACCGAAAAGCGCTTTCAATTTCGTCTTCGTCATCGTCGCAAAATACCTCTAAATGCGTATCCATCGCCGAGTCATGCACTGAATAATAGAATCCGGCAAAAGGTATCTCGACTTCGATTGTTGGCTTGGTCATTTTTGAGTCTCCGTTTGAGTTGCAACGGCGGCCGCTTGAGCAGCCGCCGGGTTCCATCGCCGATTATTCGGCAAAGTAAAGGTATTCGTGTCCGTTAACTTCTATTTCAAAGTAGCTATGCCTTTCTTCTCTAGCCGCCTTTTCCCAGTCTATGCAATTAAGCGGCCATTTTTCGTCACCGGTAATTGCTCCCATATCTATTGCAAGTTCTTTGCAATAGTCCGCGAACGTATCTTCACGGCGAAAAATAATGTGCCCGATATCATCACAGCCTTCGCACTCGTTTTTGAATTTCGTCCATATGTCCAACTGGTTTTGTTCGTCCTCGTCCAAGTCGCGGCTTTCCGGATCGTCGCGAACGTCTTCCAGGCGTTCAATGAGATCCTCAATGTCTTGTCCGATAAGCAGATAGTCACCAAGCATAATTTCTTGCGTCATTTTCAGTTCTCCTATGGGTTTTCCGGTCAAAGCGCCGGTCGACGGGCCGCCTAAGCGGCCCGGAAAGCGGCACTTGCTATTAGTGGTAGGATTCTTCCTGCTCTCTCTCAATCGTCCGAGTAAGCCCCTGAAGATGCTTGAGCTCCTTCACGTCTCGACGACTGGCAAAGCCAAATTCATGCAGCAATTCGAGTTCGGCAAGGCGATCCGCCATAAGCGGTTGATAGGGAACCGCGATCGCGTTCAAGTTCAAGGCTTTGGTCATTTGCATTTTTAGTCTCCTGTAATCAGTTGTCCGGCATAATCGCCGGTTCAGGAACCGGCGAACCGGTTCCCAAAGCGACGATCATTCGGTTCCGTCCACAAATATTTTCAGGTGTTCGAGAAGCATTTTTTGCGCTCTGTCGATTTGCGCTTGGCTAAGGAAAATTTTGAATTGCGGCCATTGGCCGTTCGGAAGCTCCGAAGCTTCTATCCGCGTTAGAAACCAGGTATATTTTTCGCGCTTTATCGTAACCTTTTGAACGATCCTATTATTGCCGCCGAAATGCGCGCCAGTGCAGCATTGAGCGACTAGGCGGCAATCGCAATCGCGGCCGTGCTTCCGATCAAGATCAATAAGTCCGAGTTCGTCCAGTTTTTGATCTGCGTCTTCTACCATGTCACGGAGTTCATAAACGCCCCAGACTCTAACGTTGTATTCTCCCTCGTTCCAGTTTTTGATCAATGCGCTTCCAATGGCGCCTTTGTCTTTTAGATTTATTTTCACTTTGAATCCTCCTTTTCATCGACCACGACGATTCCTAGGTCATGCGTCAATTGCTCAATCGAAAAATCGTATTGCTTTTTTGTGATCAGAATGTCGCGCTTCGGCCATGTGTCCGGTTGTTGGACGGACTCGAAAACGTCCGTTAAATACCAGCGGCCATAATCGCGCGTTATCTCGACCGTCATTGCCTTTCTTGGCGCGCGAAAATGTATATTGCCGGTTTCCAGGTGAAGGCGGCAATCGCAGCTAATTACCGATCCGATCAGGCCAAATTGCTCAAGGCGTTCGTCCGCGTATCTAATCTCGCTACGAACCTTTTCAAAATAGCCTAAATCATCGCCACTAGCGGCCCGACGAACCGGGGCTAAAGCCTCGTAAATTTCATCCTTGTTTTTGTCCAAAACTTCGATTTTCATTTTCTTTTCCTTAGGTTGGCGCGGGCGACGGAACCGCCGCCCGCGTTGCTAATTCATTAGCGAACTGGCATCGCGAATGCCTGCAATTCCAGCTCGAATCTGCCTTCCGAAATTCGGTAGTAGTCCACCATGATTTTGTTTTTCGGGATTCCGTCTTCCGACTCGTCTGGCGCTTCGAAGCGCAAGCGCGTATAGGCGCGCGCGAATTCCTTGCCGGCCGCGCTCAATCTGGCAAGCACTTCGCCGCCCAAGCCAAATTCATCCTGTGGCGCGAACGAGCGCGGCATAACCTGTTGAACAGGCGGGAACGGGTAATCCGTCAAAACGTCGCTGTAGGAAGTGTATCGACCATCCAAGATTTCGAAATTGCCGGCCCCATTTTCCAGGCTGTTAATTTCGATCTCGATAATGTCACCAGGCTTTCCCTTTTTGACGCGGCGGCAAGTTCTGTTCGGAAGTATGACTCCTTTCGCGGGAAGATCGCCCCAGTTGTCCGAGTCGTCTTCCCCAGTCCAAATTTGTGTTCCTATCATGCACATTGCGCCATTTGTGGTTGTCAATGTCAGTCGGGAAGCGTCTGAAGCTACATGGATCCCGTTGAATGCCGGGCGCGTGTGCTTGCCGTCAAGTCCATTGCGGACAGCGCGAAAAAGCGATTTATCGACTTTCAATTGCTTGCGAAATTTGGTCATTTTTTCAGTCTCCTAGTTGTTGTCCGGAAAATCCCGGTAACCTTGCCGCGCGCGGCAAGGAAAGCGAGATTCTAGTTGTAGAGCGTCACAATAATTTCTGTGCAGTCGCTGCACTGGTAGCAGATATTCGCATCGGAACTGTAGCGAAGAAACTCATCGGCCGCCTTTTTCGCCGACTCGTAATTGTCCGCTTCAACTAGCACGTCGAAAACGTTTGCGTCGCCGTCGCTGTCGCGCTGTTCGCCTTGCACGCGCGCAAGCGGGCCCGGAAAATGGCATGGCCGGAAGTCGCTATTGGCTTGAAGCGCCTTCCAATAGGACTCGACGGCTCGCAGTTCGATCAGGTAATCACCAATCCATGACAAATCTTGATCCAGCGCGTCAAAGCGCGGATCTTCGTCGCACTCCATATCTTCAATTTCTCTTAGCATGGAGTCTTGAATTTCCTTCACCTTTTCAATGCGCTCGTCGAGATCATCCTTTTCGTTTATCAATCGGGTAGCGATTTCGTCATTCAGCGATATTTTAATCAATTCCATTTTCTGTTTCCTTTTCCTTCATCCGGTAGAGTCCCGGTAATCGGGCCGCCGCAACGGCCCGAAAAGCGAGATTCTAAAGCTCGTGTTCGGTAACTTTGGCGACGAATATTCTTATTTCTGGCATACATTCGGACGTGACATATTCGCCGAAGTTGTCCGTTACGGACTGGATAACCGCATCCAAAAACCGCGGTTCCTGCATATTTTCCAGTTCGACTAGATACGCTTCGATACTCGCAAAATCTTCGCTAAGCGCTGACTCCAGCGCGCCCGTGCATTCATGCGCTTTAGCATCCACTTGCCAAAGCTTGCCGGCCGCCGCGTCGATTTTCTCATACAGCGTTGGCGCCGCGTTAACTTCATCCTGCATCGTCTTATCGTTGAGTTTGAGTGCCGGAATTTCTGTGGTCATGTTTGAGTCTCCTATGATTCGGTTCATTCTACCATGCTTTTGCGGTTACGCGCAAGCGTCATCCATCCACTAGCCGAACGCGGGCCACAAAAACGTCGGGAAGGTGAACGCGGGATCGCCTTCCGTAAATTCGCTATCCGGCCAATATTCGTTCGGATCGCGTTTCGCCGGATATGTTTCGCCGATGAACGCTGCGAAACTTTTTTCCGCATCCACAACGGCCGCGATCAATTCCTTGTCGCTGCAATCATCGCCATTGAATCCGTATTCCCAAGTCAAGCAATCAGCGACGATCGCGCTTCCGTCGGCAAACTCGAATCTTTCGATTCCGTTGGCGTATTCCAACGTCGGAGGCGCTTCACCGGGCGCAAAATTCGCCCATGCGTCGGCACATTTCCAGTCAAAATTTCCCGTATCATCGCCGGTAACTTTACCGGCAAAATCGGCCGCGATTCCCGTTTTTGCGCGCTCAAAAATTGCGCTCAAGTTTTCTGTTAGTTGCAATGTCATTGCTCATTCTCCTATTTGGTTTTTCCGGTTCAACTACCGGTCTACGGGCCGCATAAGCGGCCCTAAGAGCGGGAGTCGATTACCAGGCAACGCCATCGCCGAACCCGCGTTCTATGGCGTTCTCGACCGCCGCCAATCGCGTTCTATGGCCGTTGCTCTCACACAAAATAATTTGCTTTTCGCCTATCGCGGAAAATTCAGTTCGATAGACACACCAGCGCCAATTTCGATACGGATTGCGGTCGACGAACCAATTGCGCTTTTTCAATTCGTCCTGCATCTGTGCTTTGGTCATTGTCAGTTCTCCGATTGGGTTTTCCGGCTCAACTTCCGGCTGGTAGGCACTGGCTAGCAATGCCTACCGGTCGAGAGTCGCTAGCTATTCAAGTCGCGAATGAAGGCGTTCAGGATAATTTTATCGTCCAAATGATCCCTGTAGCGGCCGCCGTCATTGATCGCCGGCCTAAATCCTCGGTGGTCGAACGTCGCTATCGGAATAGGCATTTGCGCAAGGCGCTTCTCGGTAACGTCCAGGACGGCCGCCGCTATGATTTTCTTGTGCTCATCCATCCATTGAGAGTTTATCAGTTCGGCCGCCTTGACGTTGTGCAGGTCGATATTGTTCATTGTCGAGTCTCCTATCTGTTGTCCGGTGAGTCCCGGTAACTGGACGGCCGCAGCCGTCCAGAAAGCGAGACTCAAGCGACTTGAGGACGATCCTGTATGTCGCCAAATTCTTCCAGCTCCTCGAGTTCTTGGCGCACTCGAAGAACGTGCCAATGCGTGCGAGTGACCAAAAGAGATTTGCCGATAGCGCGATATACGGCATGCATCGAGTCGCAATTATCAAGTGCGTCGCGCTCATATTTGAACGCATATTGCACGTCAATTTCTGGCGCCAATTCGACGACTCGACGGCAAAAACTGTCGACGACATTGACGCGATCGGCAAAGACTTGTTCAAATTTTTCTCGAACAAGATCTTGCGACGGCCAATAGCGGCCGTCCCTATCCGCTTGAGCTAAAGCGGCATCGGCGGCCCACGCTGCAATGCCGTTAATGTCTTGCAAATGGGTTGTGCGCATCCAGTCTTCAAAGTCTTGCGACGGCCCGTAGCGGCAAAATTCCGAATACTTTTCATCGGCCCATTCGCTTGCCGCATTGCCGGCCGCCTCGCTACCGGTCATGCCGGCCCATTCGCGGCCGGCAACGATCCAATCGTAAACGTCCGCGAAAGTGAACGTAAATTTGCTTGTCATTCTCGTATCTCCTGTAGTCCGGTCGAAAGTGCCGGCAATCCGGCCGCGCACGGCGGCCGGAAAGTCGATACTCTAATCCGTCAACACGATATCCAACAGCGCGCGGCCGGCCGCTTGCGACGTGCAGCCGCCGTTGCGCATCATACTTTCGGCAAGCAAATTCTTGCCGATCTCCTTGACGTAATATCTTTCGTCGTCGAGTAGTCTACCGGCTCTTTCAAGCTCTTTCATAGCCTCCCAGGAGTGCCTAGAGCGCGCCTTAGCGTCTTGCCAGTCGAGACAGTGGCGCAAGGTATTGCTGCGCTCCTCAGGCCCCAGCACGCGCGCCAATTCACCACTTTCGAGAATTACGCAACTGTTCGGCCACTTGATCAAGCGGCCAATTTCGACGGAGTCGATAGCCACTGGCATAATCTCGTTGCCATTTTCCAGTAGGCGAATATCGCCGAACTGCAGGTTGAATCTTGTCATTTTGTCCTATCCAGTTTCGCGTTGCTCATCAGGCGCGGCCACTAATCCGCGCGACTGGAAGACGGCGGCCGCATGGCCGCCGCCTTGATGCTCTCTATGACGCGCTAATATCGGCGATCCCCAGCGCGGCGCGCATCGATTCTTGCGCGCTCTCAATCTGGTATTCATGCAATCCGATTCGGAATACAGGTCGAGTCTTGGGATAGAGCGACGACTCGGAAATATCCGTAATGAACCAGTCGCGCACGCCGCGATACAAAGTGACTGTTGTTGTGCGCGCTGGATATCCGTAACTGCTTGGCAGTATCGAACCGCTTTGGCCGATCACTATCGCGCCGCGGCGCTTAGAGTTACACAGTCCGAATTTTCTGAGGCGTGACTCCGCCTCTTCAGCTATTTCCTGCGAAATTTGCGATCCCATAGTGAATGTGTGCGTGTGCGAACCGCCATTGACAGTTGCGAGCGCAGCCGCAATTTTCTTCCCATTTTCAGGGCACAATTTCAGTTTCATTTTTGATTCTCCTATCGAGTTATCCGGTCAAAGCGCCGGTCAATGGGCGGCCGCAGCCGCCCCAAGATCGATGCTCTAGCCGTCAAGCGCAATGCGGCTATCCAAAGCGTTGATCAGCGCCTCAACTTCGTAATAGTCTTCAAGGACAAACTCGTAATCGAAAGTCGACTCGTCCATATCGTCAAGTCTCGACTCCAGCGTATCCCACGCGCTTTCAGCAGCTGCCAGTTGCGCCGCGTCATCGCCTTCATGCTCATTCACTAGTGCCGCGATCGCGGTATCGTTCATCGCCTCGACGCGCGATTTTGTGGGCACTCCAGGGCTAAAAACCCTATCGAATTTTTGCTGCAGTGTGGTCATTCGGTAATCTCCTATCTGGTTTTCCGGGTCGAATGTGCCGGTATTCGGGCCGCACGCGGCGGCCCGATAAGCGACGCACTAGTTCATGAATACATGCACAGAAAGTTGAGTCTCGACCATGCGCACGCGCAACGCGTGCGGCCGGCGAAACTTCGAAGTGAGAATCTTAGTCGCTAATTCCGTCCATTGACGGCGGCCCAAGTTGATAGTTTCAAATGCGGGATAGACTTGATCATCGCTACCGATTACGCGCGGCTGAACACCGGACAGCGCGTAAAAGTGCGCTCGCTTTCGCGCGGCGCTATTGACGAAAGTTTTGAGCGCGGCCCGTCCATAATCATCAGCCGGGAATAGGTATTCCGACTCATGCGTCATGCTACCCCCAGGCGACATTACGGATTTAGTGGTTACAGGTTCGATTTTCATGTGCCTATCTCCTATCTGGTTTTCCGGTTAAAGCGCCGGTCTTCGGGCCGCACGCGGCGGCCCGATAAGCGATGCTCTAGCAGCTGCAAAGATTGCCGCTGTGGTAGTCGATTGCCAATTCTCGCAATGCGGAAACCTTGCAGTCGAGAAGCACACGCGCGCGATTGGCTATGCTCATCGCGTGCCACTGCTCACGAATAGCCATGCGGGCCGCTGTGAAGCTATCATAGCGATCCATTACAAACAGATCATCGACTCCAATTGTCGCGTCGATATGGCCGCCGCGCTCCTGCACTAGAGCGCCGACGCTGTGGCCCGCGATCATCAAGTCGCAACTTTTTGATCCGTCGCGCCTATCGCAAAATACAGGCGTGAAGTGCAGGCTGAATGTGGTCATTGTCGAGTCTCCTTTATCTCTTGGCTAGGCTCATCAGTAGCGCGGCGCCAGGCGCGCTAGAACCGGCGCCAGGCGGCGCCGGGTTTCGCCTTTAGGAGTCGGTCATGCAGTCCCTGCATACGTCCATAGCGGCTCTTTTGACGCGGGAGTCGTCGCACTCAAGGAGTGTCGCGGCGCGCTCAACCAGCGTCATCACGTCCCACTTTTCGATTATCGCGCGGCGCGCGCGGGCAAAATCCGTGTGACCATATGCCGCGTTGCCAACCATATCCGAGACGCTGGGAGTCAGGCGCAACGCGCCAGTATCGCGCAAGCGGTAGATATTGCCCACTATGCAATGATCGCCTTCAACGTCGATACACACGCGGATAACGGTAGCGCGGCCGATTTTCTGAGGCGATGAAAAAGTCAGGCTCAAGGATTGCGGATAGTCAAAACTGGCTTCATTTATTGCGGTTATCATGTTCAAGCTCCTATCAGTTGTCCGGTCGAATGTGCCGGTAATCGCGCCTCGCTTGAGGCGCGAAAAGCGGGACACTAGAGCGATTGCGCCGCGTGCTCGTATGCGTCGATCCAGTCGAGAGTCGCGGTTAAATCGTCGTGATTCTCGTCCCAGTCGTAATTCCGATGCTCTTCAAGTTTCTCGTCGAGATACTGAAATTTTTTGACTGCTTTTTGCGCGGCCGCGTATGCGGACTCGCGGCAATCGGATCCGTTGATAAGCTCCTGCATGTAGGGATCATTCAAAGCGATGAATCCGGGGAATCTCGACGGCATCAATTCCTCTGAACAGGTCCCGCAATGGACTCCGTCGGGATGATGATCTTCATGTTCGAACATGGGCACAACCGGATTATCTTCGGAGTCTACGGCTGTTCCTTCAAAGAGAGATTGCGCGCTGAAAATCTTGTGCGCGCAATGGCCGCAATGCGTATCACTGTTATATGTCCAATATGCTATTCTGGTCATCTCGTTTAGTCTCCTTGACTGGTTTTCCGGTTCAGTGTGCCGGTAATCCGGCCGCGCGCGGCGGCCGGTGAAGCGAAACACTAGTTGCCAAATTCGCGTGAAATATCGTCGAAAATATCATCGCGGCCGTTATCGACCAGCCACTGCAGGGCAATGTCTGCCAGTGCCGAACTTCCCGATCGCATCAGCCGATAGCACTGCTCGCGAGCGCTCAACGTATTCCAGGCGGCACGGGCCGAACACTTGGCGCTGTAGTAATCAGGCGGGTATTTGTGATCGCCTGCAATGCGCTTCAAGCTCTCGCACGGCAATACGCAATCGCCGCCCGGCTCGTTAAACAGATAGCCGCAATCGACGCCTTCAATCGACGCCATTGATACGCGCGGCAGTCCCCACACCGCGAATTTGAGCATTGAAAATTCAATCTGTAATTTGGTCATTTTTTCTGTCTCCTTGATCTGGTTGTCCGGTTGAGTGCCGGTAATCCGGCCGCGCACGGCGGCCGGTGAAGCGGGACTCAAGAGCGATCTTGGAAAGTGTCGAGTGCGCTTGAAAATTTGCGGTTGACGATAGCAAGCTTTTGCAGGGCATCTTGCATAGGAGTCAGGCTAGCCCATATTTCGCGGCCCGCTTGCACACTCGATTGATCGCCTACATGCATCGCCCAAGAGTCTATCGCGTGACCGCACTTGGCAAGCTCATCATGCAGGTTTTCAAGGTTGTCTTGCGCGGCTTGCAGGCGCTGAAAAGCAAGTTGCAATTTCGCGTCCAGGTTGTCTGTTTTGGTCATTTAGCTTGTCTCCGATATGTCAATGTGGACTCCCGTATATCGGATATGCGGTTACCCTGCAAGCACTAATTGCACAAAATCGGCACATATTTTTGATTCCGACAAAGTTTTTTTCTTTTCGCCGGACAAGCCTACAGAGCTACCCTAGAGCGCGCCTAGTCGCTATGCAGTGGGATACACCGGAATCATGCGCAATGATGCTCTATGGCCGCCCTATGGCCGCTGGGGACTATTCCGGCGCCGCCGGTAGCTAGCCGCGGCACTGGCAATCGCACTCGACAGCTGCCGCGCGCTCCGAATCAGCGCGCCTATTCGACGGGCCGAATCAGGTCGATTCGCAGTCGATTCGAGTGGCCGCCGGTGGACGGATTCGCCGTCGAATCGCCGTCGAGTAGCGGCCGCCGGCGGCCGCTTCAGGCGCTGCTAGGCAAGGCGCGCGATCGCCGGTAGCCAGTGCATCGCAGGTCGATTGCGAGCAGCGCCAGGCGCGCCTGCCAAGTCCATGCAGGCAAGCCCTCGACGGCTGGCAAGCACTGCTTGACGGGCCGCCCTGCACTCGTTCAAGGCACTGCCAAGCACTGCCAGGGCAAGAGCACTCGACCAGCTGGCAAGGCATCGCTCAATCGCCGTCGCGTGGCCGCCGGTTCGTCGAGTCGAGTGGTCGAGTCAGCGTCGAATCCAAGCGCGATTCTCGCTTTTAGCCACAAGTGCCGAAAATCGGTGAGGGCATGCAGCGCCGCTTAGAATCGCTCCCAGGGCATACAAGCCTACTTAGGTAGTTTGGTATCAAAAAGTTCAGGCATGCCCCAGCGTCGAGTTACAGGCCGCTACGGGCTAGATACAAATAGGTAACTACGGAACACCGGCCCTAAATTCAGAACAAAAGTGAACGCGCACTACATATTGTGTGTCATACTCCATATAGTGGCGGCTCTCAAGCTTAGGCGCAATATCTTGTGCCCATGCAGCCGGGCCGCCCAATTCGCCCTATTTGGAACAAAATCGGAACCCTGTTCTCGACGCGCCATAGCTCCCAGAGCGATTTTACGCGCCACTGGGTAGCCTCTGAATTTTCCGGTAGTCTGATACACCTGCGAATCCGGAACATTCAGCCGAAAAAGAGAACAAACTAAAGGCAGAACAAAGTGCCGATATGCGGAACAAAATAATCGCCGCCGCCGTCGCCGGTCAACGCGATTCTGGCACTCTCAAGCGTCGAGTGCCAGGCGTCGCCGGTCATCGGGCCGCCACTGCCAGGCGGCCGCAGTGGTTTAGTAAATTAGTTTAGCTAGGTAAACTTCACACACGCCGCCGGTCGCGGTCGGATGCTGCTAGCACTCGCTATCGACGAGTGCTAACGCCCTTGACCGGGCGCATCATCGCCGCCGTTAGCACTCCCAATCGTCGAGTGCCAAGGCGCGCCCGGTCGCCCGATGCTGCAATGCAGCATGATTTTTCTGCGCTGCAGCATTTACATGCCGCGGTGCAGCGTGGTTCTTGGCATTTGGTATGTGGTATTTTGGGATCTGGTATCTGGTATTTCGCATACGGTATACCATAGCGGGTCCTTCTGGCCCGCCGGCCCACCGGGCGGGGAGCGCGGAGCCGCCGATCTTGGCAGTTTTTTGCACGAAAACGACCTGATTTGCCGACATGCGACATGATTCTACCCATCAATATTCGGAATTCTCGACGGGTATTGGCTCTGAGACGAAAAAATTAGCGGAAATTAATGCCGATGCTCAAGTTCCACCCTAAATCCCCCATCTTCCGAATCACTCGGATCCAGCAATGAATTTCCGGTTTTCAAATTCATCATTTTTTCATCATTTTTTTCTTTCAAATTTTCTTCCGAACGGCAGCCCATGCACACACCCCCTAGCCCCCCCTTAAAGGGGGGCGTAGGGTGTGTGCATATTGGGCTAATCGTCAGAATTTTTTCGATTTCGATTTGGGCTTGGGTTTCGGGTTTGGATTTCAGTTCTCATTCCGGTCGAGACATGAATCTCGCTCCGGCAAAATAATATTTGACAACTTTCGGGAAAACGCTTTAATTGGCCGCATGGAAAACGTCATACGCCCAGACCACATCAACACCGAAGCGTCACGCACTGAAGCATCCCGCGACTGCAAGCCGCTCAAGGTTCCATTTGATTCCGTGGATCGCATCGCCAGTGCGTTAGAGCGGATAGCCGACACCTTGGAATCCGTTGCAGGCCCAAGCAAAAAAATCGAAGTCGGCAGGGAAATTGTCGGCACTCAATCGACGGGCGAGGGTTCGGCATCGGCTTCGAAGCCGTCAACTCTGTTCGACCACGTTGCCAAGGCCGGCCCGCCGAGGCATCCTACAGCGGACGAATTGGCGGTGGCGTATGGCGAATTTTGCAATTTGTTCAAGAACGATGAAGAATTGCAATTCTTGATTAGCTTGCTAACCGATACGCTCTCAACCGCGGGCGTGGAAAAGTTTAGCGATTTGGAAACAGGCACGAGCAGGCTTCACGTCCTCCGGTGCCTGAGGCGTCTGGCAGCTGGATTCGTTGATGGCGGAATCCCTGCTGCGACGATGATTCTTGAGACCATCGTCAGCGAGTCGCAGTTTGATGTCTAATGCCGGATGTTGAAGGCTTCGATTTCACCGAAGGCGTTAGCGGCCCGTGGCTGGCTCAAGCCTTCGGAGTAACCCAGCAGACAGTCAGAAATAGGCTCGCGCTCTGCGCCAAGCGGAAGGTCCGCGGGCGCGGCGTGATGTATAATTTCAAGGAAGCGGTGGCGTATCTCACGCCGCATCCGAAGGCCTCAATCGAGGAATATCTCGACACGACGGATCCGGGCGACCTGCCGATCCGGTTCCAGAAGCAGTATTGGGAAATGCGCAAAAAGCGTCTCGAAGTCGAGAAGATCGCGGGCGAGCTTTGGCACACGGACGACGTGCGGGACGCATTCAGCGAGGTCTTTCAGCAGATCAAGGCGGTCTGCCAGCTTTGGCCCGACGACGTGGACCGGGCCGACGGGCTGACGACCGAGCAGCGCAAGACGCTGGTTCAACTGTCCGACTCGTTCCAGGACGCGATTTACGCGAAAATCGAGGACACGATGACCAAGCGCGATACGCGGAGCGCGTTCCAGGACATCGAAGACGAGATCGCGGGCAAGCCGCAGGACGAGGTTAAGGAATCGCCGAAGCCCAAGGCGAAGCCGCGGGCGAAAGCGTCTTCGACCGGCAGCGTTCAGGATCGGCTTCGGGGATTGATGTGAAGCGTCTCGAGGGCATAGTGATGGAAACCGCGCAGGCGGTGCGGTCGCCGGAGCGCCTAACGGTTTCGGAGGCGAGCGAGAAATACATCGTCTTGAACAATCCCGGATCCTTCTCCGGATACTGGAAGAATTCGATGGCTCCGTATCTCGTGGAAGTGATGGATTCGCTCACCAGCTACGATTTGACGGGTGTCGTCATGGTGGCGCCGGCGCAGTGCGGCAAGACGCAGATCTGCGTCAACTGGATGGGCTACTCGATTATTTGCGATCCTTTGAATTTCATGCTCGTGGAGAAGACTCAGACGACGGCGCGGGACTTCTCGCGGATGCGCTTCGACAGCTTCATTCAGCAATGCCCGGAATTGCGCAAGAGACTCGCCCGCAAGCAAGATGACAACGTTCACGACAAGAAATTCAGTTCCGGATGCACCGTTCTCCTGTCATGGCCGACGAAGAACAATTTGGCCGGCAAGTCCATTCCCAGACTCGCGCTCACCGATTACGACCGGATGAGCCAGGACATCGACGGCGAGGGCAATCCGTTCGACCTGGCTAATGCTCGTATGACGACCTTCGGGCACTTCGGCATGGTGATGGCCGAATCGTCGCCTTCCTTTCCGATACAGGATCCGCGGTGGAGCGCATCGACTTCGCACGAAGGTCCGCCGTGCGAGGGAATCGTGAGCCTATACAACCGCGGCGACAGAAGGCTCTACTACTGGCTCTGCGTGGATTGCGGACAGGCGTTCGAGCCTGACTTCCGCCTTTTGCGCTGGCCTGAGACGGAAAACATTCTGGAAGCGGCCGAGCAGGTCTACATGCCCTGCCCGCACTGCGGATCCATCTATCACCACGAGCCTCAGGGCGCGAAGCCCGGCAAGCACGGCATGAACCGCGACGGGCTGTGGATTCGAGACAATATGCGCTACGTGAAAGGAGAAGGGCTTGTCGGCACTCCCATCCGGTCGAAAATCGCATCGTTCTGGCTCAAGGGGCCGGCGGCGGCGTTCAAGACGTGGACGGACATGACTTTCAAGTATTTGACCGCCAATGCGACTTGGGAGCGAACCGGCGCCGAGGAGGACTTGCGGACGACGATAAATGTTGACCAGGGCCTGGCCTACCTGCCGAAGTCGCTTGAGACGGAGCGCGTTCCCGAACGAATCATGGCAAGGGCCATTCACATGGGGACGCGGACGGTTCCGACACCGGTCCGCTTTCTCGTCGCCGCGGTCGACGTTCAGAAAAACCGCTTCGTGGCGCAGGTTCACGGAATCGCGGACGGCAACGATATTTACGTTATCGACCGCTTCAATGTCCGCTTTTCGCTGGATCCCCACGAGGACAGGCCTGATCAGCAGCGCATCGTGCGGCCTCACTCGGAGGCGAAGGACTGGAGATTGCTGCTGCGCGAAGTCATGCTCAAGTCCTACGAGATCGACGACGGCACGGGGCGCGAAATGGCGATCAAGTGCGTCGTATGCGACTCCGGCGGTCTCGACGGGACGACGGCCAATGCATACGCATTCTGGCGCTGGCTGCGCAACGGCCCGAATCCTCGGGACGACGATTACGCGGAGTGGGAGCATGAATGGACGCCCGGCATGGGAGCGCGCCTCGCGCTCTACAAGGGCGACGTGCGGACGGATTCGCGGGCGCGGGTTACCTATCCGGACTCCGGCAAGAAGAGCGACGCGGGCGCGGGCGGCGAGATTCCGGTTCTGGCCTGCAACGCCAATCTGCTGAAGGATCAACTTGACGGGCTGCTCGACAGGGACTCCCAGGGCACCGGTCGGATATATTTCCCGAAGTGGCTTGATCTCGACTTCTATAAGGAGCTAACCGCGGAAGTCAGGAATCCTCAAAATTACAAGTGGGAGAATCCGAAGAAGTTCCGAAATGAAAGCTGGGACTTGCTCGTCATGACGCTGGCTATCCTGATTGAGCAGAAATACGTCGGCAGCGAGGGAATGGACTGGGCGAATCCACCCGATTGGGCCGACGTGTGGGATCGCAATCCGCTTGTCACGAAAAAGAAAGGCGACAAGAATCCCATTATCTCGAACCAGCGCACGGTCGACAGGAAGGGTCTGGCGAAACTGCTTGCCTGATTGCGGGAGTGCGGATATGGTGAGCGCATGGCGACGGCGGATCAGAAATTGGCAGAGGCGCAAGCGGCGCTGCACGACCTGTTGACGGGCAGGGCGGTCGCAATGGTGCGGGATCAGTCGGGGGACATGATTCAGTATTCCAGGGCCGACATCGGGAAATTGCGCGCCTACATCCAGGAATTGAAGAACGAGACGCAGGGAAGGACTTCCGCGCCTCTCAAGGTGTGGTTCTGATGAGCCTGCCGGTCGAGCAGCAGTTCAGGCACGCGAGGCTGATGTCGGGAGGCTACCAGTCGGCAAGCCGCTTCGACAACGCATTCGCCCTCTGGACGCCCGGCAACAACGCCGCGGACGCGGAAATTCTGCATGGCAAGGATCTTCTCGACGGGCGATCGCGGGACGTTTCGAGAAACGATGCTTTTGTCAGCGCGGCCATCCGGACGCACCGCGATTCGGTGGTCGGCCCGAAGTTTCGCCTCAATGCCAAGCCCAATTACAAGTTGCTCGGACTGACCGAGGAATGGGCGAAAGAGTTCAGCGAGGAAGTTGAAGCGCACTGGGACGCATGGGCGGAAAGCATCTACTGCTGGCCCGACGCTGCCAGGAAGATGACTTTTACCGAATTGGTCCGGCTGGCGGTCGGCGTTTTTATCACCAATGGGGAATTTCTGGCGACGGTTGAATTCCGTTCGACGGAGAAGGAGCGCCCGCTCTACACGGCCATCAATCCGATTGAGCTCAACCGCCTATGCAATCCGCAGGATCGCTACCCGTCCGGGCAGGACATTCGAGGGGGAGTCAGGATCTCGTCGAGCGGCCGGCCGCTCGGATACTACATCCGTCGCCGGGAAGTCGGCTATACGGGAGCCTACGGCGCGACATTCGACAACTACAAGTGGTCCTACGTCAGAGCCTACGCGCGCTCGTCGGGTCCGCTCGCGCTGCGCCCGCAGGTCATTCACATCCTGGATCAGGAGCGACCGGGGCAGACGCGGGGCGTATCGCAGCTGGTGGCCGCGCTCAAGGAAATTCGGATGCTGCGCAATTTCCGCGACGTGACTCTCCAGAACGCGGTTCTGAACGCGAGTTTCGCCGCGACGGTCGAAAGCGACATGCCGCCAGAGAAAGCATTCGAATCTCTAGGCGCGGTTTCCGGCGACGCCTTCACGGAAGCAGCCGACAAGTATCTCGCCGCGCTCGGCGAGTTCTCGAGGTCTTCCGAGAATCTGAAAATCGACGGCGTGAAGATTCCGTATCTGTATCCGGGCACCAAGTTGAACATGAGGCCTGCCGGCGAAATAAGCGGCGGCGTGGGACTCGAGTTCGAGCAATCGTTTCTCCGCTGCATGGCGGCATCGCTCGACCTGTCATACGAGGAGTTGAGCAGGGACTATTCCGAGACCACCTATTCGTCGGCGAGGGCGGCGCTCAACCAGACGGCGAAGTCCATGCGGGCGAGAAAGTATTCCTGCGCCGACAGATTCGCGTCGATTACATATCGCGTGTGGTTCGAGGAGATTGTCGGCCGGCGCGTTTTGACGACGATGAATCGCGTGCCGAATATTTACGACAACATGAATATGGAGGCGTATACGAGCGCGCAGTGGATCGGAGCGAGCGCCGGGCAAATCGACGAGCTTAAGGAGACGCAGGCGGCAATCAAGCGAATCGAGTCCGGGCTTTCCACCTACGAGAAGGAATGCGCTCGATTCGGAGACGACTTCCGCCACGTGTTCGAGCAGATTTCGCGAGAGCGCGCGCGAATGGACGAGCTTGGACTCGAATTCACGATAGGCGGCCCGCCGCTCGAGCAGGAAGCCGCGGAAGGCGGCGAAGCGGGCGCCGGCGAAGGGAACGCTTCAAATGGATAAGTGGCAAATCGCAAACCTAGATCCGGCGATGAGGAAGATGATCGAAGCGCCGCTTCTCATCGCCGATGGGGAATTGGACGCTTTTATCTGGTGCGTCGGATTCGTTCGCCAGCAGGCGGTTGCGGCCGGGCAGGATGACGGCGAGCAGGTGAAGTCGATTGACGACTTCTGGTCTGCGAATTCCTATATGACGCGGTATTACCGTCCATATAGGGTTCAAGACGGCGTGCTTTCGATTCCGGTTCAAGGCGTTCTTCTGGACAAGCTGGGATACCAGTTCGGAAGCTGGGCGACGGGCTACGAATACATAAAGAAAGCCGTCGAGCGAGGCTCGCAGGATCCCGCCGTGCATCACATCGTTTTCGACATTGATTCGCCTGGCGGCGAGAAGAAGGGCAATTTCGAGCTTGCCGAATACATCCACGCCGAGCGAAGCCAGCCGGACGGAACGCCGATGACCGCGATCGCGAACGGATCCGCGTTCAGCGGCGCCTATTCGATTGCGACGGCCGCGGGCGAGATCATCGCAACGAAGTCGGGGGAGACGGGGTCCGTCGGAGTCATTCAGGGACACGTCAGCGTGGCTCGGAATCTGGATGCTCAGGGCATCGACGTGACGCTGATCTACGCCGGCAAGCGCAAGGCGGACGGGGCGAGCGTCATACCGCTCGGCGACGAGGCGCGAAAAAGGATGCAACAAGGTGTTGACAAGACATACAAGAATTTCGTAGCTTTAGTGGCGAAGCACCGCGAAATGTCCGAGGACGACGTTTCCAGAACCGAGGCTGCCACATATGATGCCGAGGAATCAGTCGAAGTTGGTTTCGCCGATAGAATCGCGGATTTTGATTCGGCAATGGCGTCAATCGCCCAGTCGAGAGGAATGAGAATGCCCAACAACGGAACCGAACAAACTCAGGACGGCAACGAGGCTGCCTTGGCCGCGGCCAAGTCCGATGCCAGGGCCGAAGCTATCAAGGCCGAGCGCGCCCGATACTCCAAGGTGCAGGCTTCCGATCACTACGAAGGCCGCGAGAAGCTGGCGAACAAATTGCTCGGCGATTCCGACATGGACGCGGAGAAAATAATCGGCGTTCTGGAAGTCTCTCCGAAGGAGAAGACGGAAGCTCCCGCCAACACGGAATCCGGCGACAAGCCCGGCAATCAGGATCATTTCCGCGAGGCGATGAAGAAGACTCCGGACCCGAATGTCGGAACCGAGCAGGGCAGCGGCAGCGGCGAGACATCGACTCCAGCTCACGAAGTCGTGAATTCCGTGATGGTTGCCGCGGGCTACGGCCCGCTTCGCGAGTTGCCGAATCGCGCTTAAAGGCCGGCGCTAGGCGCGGCGAAAGGACAGGATCATGGCGATTACCAATAGAGACCTTTTCGGTCACACCGGCGTTCCGCACCGATACTCGGACACGATAGAAGCCGAGCTCGAGGCCATCTTTACCGGCGACGTGCCGGCGAGATCAGGCATCGACTTCCCGGTTGCCCGCGGCCAGAACATTCTTGCCTTGACGGTCGTGGGGCTGAACAGATCTGGGCATGTCGTGCCAGCCGAATTCTCCCCCGTGTCGCGAATCGCGCAGGGCGAAGTGACGCTCGACGGCAATCCGGCCAACAACGCTTCGGTGACGATTGCCGGCGGCCTCGTCTACGAGGTCAAGGATAATCCGGCCTCCGATCTGCACGCCCAGCGAGGCGGCGATCAGGCGGCTACTGTCAACGCGCTTATCAAAGTTATCAACGATGATCCGGATGGCTTTGCCTACGCCTTTCTCGAATCCGCCAATCTCATCCGTCTGACTGCGAGATCGCCCGGCGCTCACGGCAATGCCTCCGTCGCCATCTCCGGGGCTGGCTTCCAGGCCGAGCAGGACTTGGCCGGCGGAACTGGCGGCGTGGTGCCGATTGGCGTGATGGCCTACACCATTGAGACGGGTTTCGGTCTGGTGTCGCAGGGAGTTTACGTGTCCGGCGTATTCAATCCGGACAGGCTCATCTGGGACGACTCGTTCTCGAACGACTCGCTCAAGAAAATAGCGTTCGCGCACGCTCCCGCCTACAGCCGGTGCTTGCTACGCAAAATCCGAGCCAACACGGTTTAAGCGGCCGTTTGGTCAAAAACAAGGAGTAGCTAAAGTGACGCTTCCAACGAGCCTAGATTTATACACGTCCGAGATTCTTGCGGGCATCTTGTTCGACCCGCGTCAGACGATCTCCACGTCCCATTGGAGAACCTTCTACCAGAGTCGAACGATAACCAGCGACCAGGAGTATATTCGCTTCGACCGAATTCAGGCCAGCAGACGCATCGCGCCTTTCATGCTGCCCAATATGCCAGGTCGCCCCATCTTCCGCACGGACGGCGCCGAAATTGAATTCTTCAAGCCGGCTTACACCAAGCCGAAGGACACGATTTCCCCCGGCGAGTTCATGCACCAAAGTCCGTCCGAGACGGCGCGCCAGATCGCGCTTCGCACGCCGGCGCAGCGAATGGCCGAGCGCATGACCGCGATCATGAAATTCCATCGCGAGAGCATTGAGCGCCTGTGGGACTGGATGTATGCCACGTCCCTGGTTTCGAGCAAGGTCACGGTCAACATGCTGACCGACGACGGACTCACTGGCCCGTCCTACATCATCGACTACAAACGCGACGTGACGCACGACGTAACGCAGGAAGACCAGAATATCGGCGGAATCTTGGTTCCCGCCTCAATCGATTGGGGCGACGATATGGCGAAGATCTTCCCCGACATTCAGCGTCGGGTGGATCAGGTCGGAAACGCGGATTTCGGCGGCGTGGTGACCGATTTGCTGCTCGGAGCGAAGGCGGCGGCCGTCTTCACGGAGTATTTCGACACTGCCGGCAAGGGCCTGTCGAAGTTGGACCGAAACTACGCCGGCGCGGAAAGCGTTCTGGTGAACCGCGGAATCATACGGACCAATCCGTTGAATCCGTTTACGTATCTCGGCCAGCTTGACGCAAATCTGGCAGTCTGGAAGGTCAGCGGACCCGGAAACAAATTCCAGAATGACGACGGCAGCTTTACCGAGATCATCAACGAGTGGGATGCCATTTACGTCAGCCCCAGCCTTGAAATGATCATGGCCTTCGGCGCAATCATCGACGTGGACAATTTGCAGGCCACGCCGATTTATCCGAAGCAGTGGGTTCAGCAGGATCCGTCCGCCCGATTCATCATGAGCCAGTCGGCGCCTTTGGCGATTCCGACAAACCCCAACGCCACGATGCGCGTAAGGGTAGGCAAAAACTGATACCTTGGCCGATTTCAAGGCCATTAAGGACGCTGCCAGGAGGCGCGTCCAAGAGCGGCTGCTTTTAGCAGCCGTTTGCTACGCCGGCGGTTCGGTAGACGACGCGGAAGACGTTACCTGCCGAATTCGCCGGCGAACCATTGTTACGGGCGACCTGCCGAGTTCAGGCCTCGCATTCGCCGACAGAGTCGAGGAAAAGCCCCGTCTCATCTTCATTCGCGATCAGCATATTCCGGAGGAGCACAACATCTACTCTTTCGGAGACGGCGAAGCCTACCGGGTCGATACCGTGGAAGAATTCGAGGGCGTAACGATTTCCGCCGTCTGCTCGCGACTGTCTGAAAGGAGCGCCGAGGATTGGCCTGGTCCGTCGATATAAACGGCCTGGCTTCGCTTGACGATCTCCTGACGCTCGACAAGCGAACGCGTTCCGCCGCCGCGCGGGCGCTGAATGCGACGGCTACGCGAACCAGGACCACGCTGGCTCGCCGCGTTCGGGATCAGGTCGCTCTGCCCGCTTCCTACGTCGCGCCGCGCAACGGCCGTCTGTCAGTCTCGAAGAAAGCCAATCCTACGCAGTTGGAAGCGGTGATTACCGCGCGATCCAGGCCTACTAGCCTGTCTCGGTTCCTGCTCAACAAGCCGAAGCGAGGCGTTGAAGCGCGACTGCAGGTTACTCCAGGTCGATTGACTAGGATACCGCGGGCGTTTCTCATCCGCCTTCGCGCCGGCAATCAGTTGACGGACACGAGATTCAATCTCGGACTTGCGATTCGCCTTCGACCTGGCGAGACGCTATTGAATAAGAAAAATGTGATTCGCACGAGAAGCGGCTTGTATCTGCTCTACGGCCCGTCGGTGCAGCAAGTCATCCTCGACAACCAGCAGCGAGGCCTGGCGCGCGAGGTCGAGCGCCCAACCGCCGACTTTCTTGAGCGGGAATTTCTGAGGCTGATAAATCTATGACCGAGAGAAACGCGATATTCGACAAGCCGGAAGACATTTATCTCGCTTCCGATTCGCTGAGGCTGAAAACGATCAAATGCATACACGCGGCGCTCGCGCAGATTAGCGGCGGGATGGGATTGGATCTCGTGGAGTATGGCGAACCTGCTAAAATCGGCGACCACAGCTTCGTCAAAGCGTCGGATTCCGACGTGGCGAGATACTACGAATACATCGGCGAGCAGAAAAAAGGCGAGCCTTGGCGCGAGATATTCCCGCTGCTGGAAGTGTTTCGCGGCCTATCGGTGATTCCGAGCTATACCGACGAAAAATCCTACGTGATCAACATCAAGGAGCATGTGGAGTTCGATAGGGATACGCGGCAGCGGCAATTCCTGTCGTCGAGTCTCGGAGAGGTTGCGGAAAGCAGGCCTGGCAGCGAAATTGCCGGCGAGCCTTTTCCGATACTGATCCAGGGCTATCCTTCCCCGGATTCGGTTAGCGAGTTCGGTCAGAAGTCCCGCGGGCAGACAACGGATCTGTGCTACCGGTTTCTTGAAGCCGTCAAATCCCGCGTAGGCGAATTCCTTCTCGACGAGTGCCATGAGAACGGAGTTTTCCGCATTTCGAGTAAATTCAATTTGGTATTGCGCGGCAGGATCCAGGGCGCTATTGTAACGGATGAAGATGGGTTGGGGTTTTGGATGTTCGTGCTATTCTACTTGATAGAAGACCACTGCAACTCAAGCATAGCGGTCACGGAGGACTACTAAATGGCTCTGAAGAATTACGTTCTAGGCAGGGGGCAAATCTTCCTGGCGGAGCTGGATGCGGATCAAAACCCAGGCAACTTCCGCTACGTCGGGAATACCACGGAATTCAACGTGTCCGTCGAGACTGAGACTCTCGACCACACGAATCCGGACGAGGGAATCAACGAGGTCGATGCCAGCGTGCAGACTTCGGTAACGCGCTCCGGCACGTTGATCATGGACGACATTCAGCGCGAAAACCTTGCGCTGTTCCTCTTCGGGTCGGTCGAAGCGCTGAACGTCGGCGCGGATGCCGCCGATCAGACGCTGAATCTTACCGCCGATCAACTGGCGGCAATAAAGGCGCAGAGCGAGGACAAGGTTTGGTTTCCGCTTGGCGTTAGCGCCGGCAATCCCATCGGCATCAGAAATTTGGACGCTGCGTCATTTGCAATCGCCGGCCTGGTTCTCAACACCGATTACAATGTCGATTTGAAGCGCGGCAGGATTCGGTTTCTGAACACGGACGATGCGCGAAACGCCGCCGGCCCGCTCGAAGTGACGTATCGCAAGCTGGCCGACAACACCCGGCAAATAAGGTCCGGCAACACGCCGAAAAGCGTGTGTATAAAATTCTTCGAGAATAACGCCGATGGAACCAACAACGACTGGACTTTTCCATTCTGCGATATTTCTCCGAACGGAGCGCTGCCGCTCAAGGCAAACGAGTGGCGTAACATTCCGTTCAATCTGTCAATCAACCAGCCTCGGGCTAGCGGCGTAGCGGCAATCTACGTCAACGAGATTCCGGCGTAAGGAGACCACAATGGTTCAGAAAAATTACGTTCTTGGGCGAGGCCGCGTGTATCTCGCCCGCGTGGACCCGGTGACTAAGGAACCGGGGGCCTATCGCTACGTCGGCGCTTCGAGAGAATTCAATTTGACTTCCGAGTCGGAGAATCTCGACCACGTGTCTTCGGACGAGGGAATCAACCAAGTGGATGCTCAAGTGCAGTTGAGCGTCTCGCGAAGCGGCTCACTCATCCTCGAGGATATTAACGCGGCTAATTTGTCGCTGTTCTTCCTCGGAGTCCAGGGTAGCGGTGCGCAGGCCGCCGCGGCGGGGCTGTCCGACGTTGTGACCGGTTCCCGATTGTCGCAAATCCTCGAGGACGGATACAGCGAGGACCACGAGATCATCATCGGCGCGACGGCATCCGATCCTCGTGGCGCGCGAAAGGTGTCCGCTGATCCGGCGCTCGCAGGCAAGGACAGCGACACGCCCGCGGTGGCCGTCGTCTTGGCCAAGGGAGTCGACTGGGAAGTCGTCGATAATGACCGCGCGGCCATTCGACTGCTCGATACGGCGAAGACCTATCAGGCCGTTGGAGACAAAGTGCTGTCCGAGATCACGATCTCGCACGACCGCGCCGCGATCGAAGACGCCGGCCAAATGATTTCGGGCGATGCCTCGTTCGAGGGCGCGTTGCGACTTGTGGAGAATAACCCGGAGGGTCGCAACGGGCTGTGGGTGCTGCCTTTGATCACGTTGTCGCCTAACGGCGATTTGGCGCTGAAGTCCGAGACTTGGCGACAGATTCCAATCTCCGTGAGTGTCCAGAAGCCGAGCGCGGCGGAGGCCATTTACTACAACGGAGTGCCGGCATGAAGCTCAGTCAGGTAGTAATCCAAACGGAGTCCGTCGAGTATGCCGGGCAGGATATTGATCTTCGCGGCCTCGGGTCGCGAGATCTGGAAATTCTCGCTTCCCGATTCGGCCCCAAGCTGGCGAAGATCTACAACGAGAAATTTGCCGGCACCGATGCGTCGTCGGACTTGTCCAGGATCGTGAAAGTCATGGTCGCGGAGTGTCCGGAGTGTATTCCGACTATCATCTGCCTCGCCAATGACTCCTACGACGAAGATCCGGAAGAAGTCAAAAAGTCGGAGCGCGTCGCCGGCTCCCTGCCAACCGTCGTGCAAGCGGAATGCCTTGGCAAGATCATAGAGCTTTCCGTAGTATCCATCGAGTCTTTAAAAAAAATAGTCGCGATGGCCTTCGAAGCGATGGCGAGCGTGCAGACGGTGATGACGGAAGCGGTTCCGGACGACGAACCCTCCCCGACAGTTGGTGGGCCTTCCAAAGCGCGGTCCGCGAAAAAGTAAGTCTGTGCTACTCCGAGGGTCATCCGTGGGCCGCGGAGTATCCTTTCGGCAGGCTGCTAGACGAGAGTGTCTTGATCAAGCAGCGCAAGGATGTGGATCTGGCGGAAACCATGACCTTGCTCAAGCAGGCGGTTGAAGGCTGCCTTAGCGAGAAGTCGGCAAAGAGGTTCGGAGACACGATAGCGGAGATTCTGCGCAATCGCTAGGAGCCGCGCATGGTAGACAGAACCGTCAACATTATCCTGAAAGCGCGGGATGAAGTAAGTCGAAGCGTCAGGCAGGCCAACGAGGCCCTAGCCAAATTCCAAAGAGAAACGAAGTCGATACGGGCATCCACGCAGGATGCCGGCGCGTCCTTCGGCCGTCTCGGAGCGGCTGTAAAGCAGCTTCAGGCGCAGGTAGGCGCCGCGAGTTTCGGCGCCGCGGTAGCGCGAGAGGTCAACAAGGCGGAAACGGCTCTGAATGGCTTCGTCGCCGCGCAAAGGCAACTGCTTCCGGAAGTCGGCAGGCTAGCCAATGCATCGAAAAGGCAGGCGGCTGAAGTCGGCAGGCTGCGCCAGGCGTCGAGCGAGCTGATCGCGCAATACGCCGCCGAGCGAGCGCGACTGCAGCAGCTTGGCAGAAGCAAGCGAAACGTCGCTCAGGAAACCAGAAATTTAAGCGCTCGAGTCCGAGAGTCCATTCAGGCAATAAAGCTTGCCGAAGCGGAGCAGGATCGCCTTGGGCTTGCCGCCAAGCGCGCGGCGTCTTCGCTCGGAGAGGCGAATACGCGGATTAGATCCAGCGCAACGGAGCTTGGCAAGGTCGAGCGCGTAGCGAAGGATGCGGCCAACGCCTACCAGCAAGCCGGCCAAACGATAAGGCGGGAATTCCTGCGGGCGTTCCAGGATCAGAATCAGGTCGTCGAGCGCGTCCGCGCCAGCTACCGGAGCCTGTCGCAGCAAGCTACGCAAATGGGCAGGGCGATCGCCAGCGTAGGCCCGAATACGCAGCAGCAGGTTCTGCAGTTCGAGAAGCTCAGGACGCAAGCTCGGCGCGCCAGAGAGGAACTGACGGGGCAGGTTCAGACTCTTCAGCAGATGCGCGGCGTGCTGCGGAGTTCCGGTAGCGATCTGGACAGTCTCGCGAATGCCCAGGCGAGATTCACGTCCGCCGCCGCCAGGGGGCAATCGTCGCTGGCGAAGTATCGTGAGGACTTGAGGCGGGCTGCTGACGCGGCGCAGCGGCTTGCGGCCGCCCAGGCGAAGACCGCGGCATCGACGAGGCGGCAGGCGGCAGCGTTTCAGACGACGGCGGCGCAGACTAGCCGGGCAGTCAATTCGACGCGGTTTCTCGCCGATGCCTACCGGCAGTTGCAGCAGCGTTTCGGCGCGGTTCTCAATCTGCTCGGCAGAGTCAGGGACAGGCTCGCGCTTCTCGTCGCAACCTACATCGGCTTTTTCGGAATCGTTCGCACGTTCCAGAGAGTTGTCGAGGTCTTCTCCACGGTCGAGCAGGCGACGAACAGGCTGCTTGCCGCATTCGACGGAATAGATTCCAGAGTCGAGCAGGAGTTGGACCGCCTTCGCAGAACCGCGGGTCGCCTCGGTCTCGAATTCGGTTCGCTGGCTCAGCAGTATTCGGCATTGCAGATCGCGGCGCAGGGAACCGTTCTCCAGGGCGAGGCTCTCAGCCGGCTATTCCGGCAGGTAACGGAAGCGGCCAGAGTCCAGAATCTGTCACTGGATCAAGTCAACGGAATATTCGTCGCGCTGTCCCAGATTATCTCCAAGGGCACCGTGTCGATGGAGGAACTGCGTCAGCAGTTGGGCGACCGGCTTCCAGGCGCGGTGAACATATTCGCAACCGCACTCGGAATTTCGACCGAGGAATTGTTCAAGCTCGTCGAGCAGGGGCAGATCGGCGCGGAAAACCTGACGCTGTTCGGAGACGCTTTGGAGGCGCGGTTCGGATCCGAGCTTGAACGGTCGCTGAATTCGGTCGCCGCCGCCATAGGTCGGGTTGGCGATTCCGGCTTTCAAGCGTTTCAAAGGCTTGGCTCCGGCGGCCTGATCGATTCTTTGCAGGCGCTGTTCGAAGATTTCGCAGATACGTTGATCTCTGAAGACTTCGGCGTTTTGCTTGACAACATCGGCGCCGCTATGGCCGGTCTTTCAAATATCGCCCGCGCGCTCGTCAACAACTTCGACCGGCTCACGGCAACGATAACTGGACTCATAGGAATCGCCATCGCGCCTTTCTTCGTGGCGATTGTCCGGCACTTGGCCGTTCTGCCGGCAGCGGTGGGCGCAGCGAACGCGCAATTCCGCGCCCTGCAGGCTCAGATGGGAACGATGGGGGCTTTGTCCGCCGCGCTCTCTGTCAACTTCACCCGGCTTCACACGGCGCTGCTAGCGCTTTCGTCTGCTCCTATCGCGCTGGCATTCGGGGGAATCGGCGCCGCACTCGGATTCATGATCACGCGAGCAGACGATGCGACGAGGGCGCTTGAGGGCAACCGCAGCATTCTTGATGTCGCCAGAGACGCGCTCGACAGATACGGAACGTCCGTTGTCGAAGTCCAGGAATATATTAGAGACAACCTCGCCGGCGACGAAATACAGCAGTCTCTGACTGAAACCACTGAAGCCTTGAGTGATGCGACGAGCGATGCTCAGGGGATAGTCAGCGTGCTCAGGGCGGGCTTGCGGCAGGCCAGCATCGGCGTTCAAGATATAGTTCTAGAGAACGCATTCAACAATATCGATGATCTTATCGAAACCCTCGCCAACGGCGAAATAACGCTAGAGGAATTCCGTCGCCGTCTTGAAGAAATAGCGCAGACTGCCGATAGCGACGCCGTTACCGGGTTTAACACCGATTTACGGGCGGCAATACCTGACTTGGTGGAAGCGGCCGAGGGCGTTGACGCGCTTAGCCTCGCCTTCGCCGACACGAGCGACGTGATGGCTCTTTTCGGAACCAATGCCGATGAAGCCGCCGCCGCTATTGAGAGACTAAATAGCCAGCAGACGGAGGCAGAGGTCCAGGCTCGGTCGAGCATCAGGCGGGCGCAAGGCCAGGTCGAAGCTGCGAGAGCGCTGACGAGGGAGCTTAAAGCGCTAGAAGAAACGCGGCAGCGTCAATTGGAAGATCAGACGACTCCGGATGCCGATATTGATGCGACCGACGAAGCCATAAGGGTTTTAACGGAAGCATCCGTAAAGCAGTTGAATACGGCCAGGGAAGCTCTCGAAAAGGTCCTCGGCGAGCTTGGCGACAATGAATTTCAGGAGATACTGGCGGCAAGCCTGTCGGCGGACATAGCGGCGGTAAACAACCTTATCGCCAATCTAGAAGACGACGGGCGGCAATCGCTCGCCAACTTCTACCAGCGCCAGGCGCGCACCTATCGGAGAATAGTGGACGGCCTCAATAGAGATCTGACAAGGCAGCTTAGCAGCGGCGCGCTCGACGCACTGGACGGCGATATAATACGCGATAGGGATCAGGCTACTCAGGATTACATAAACTCGCTGCGTTCCGAGTTGAAAATTCTTGAGCAGTTGGAGGTTCAAGGCGCCGATACCGCTGCGAGAATAGCGGAGATAAACCGGATCGTGGAAGCGCAGGGCGAGGGCAACGCCCTGTTCGACTTCTCGGCCGCTCAAACGTCCGCGGTCGGTTTCCAGAACGCTTTGACGGAAGCATTGAATTCGGTGAGGGCCGCCTTCGCTGGCGGTGATACTTTCGGCCTGGTCGGGCTGCAAAACGAGATTGCCGGCGCGCGCACGGGCTTGGAGACGCTTCTAGAGGATATTAACAGGCTAATTGCCGAGCTTGGAAACCGCGCCACTCCAGAAATGCTTGCATTCCGCGACAGCATTGCGGAATTGCTTTCGACCGGCAGCGGAGATCAATTCAGGGGCGCCGCGTTCGAAGGCATACAGGACCGAATTGACGAGCTTAATGCACTGCAGCAGCAGATAAACGCCGGCCTCGGCGATGCCTTCCTGTCTGGAGACACGGTTGGATTCGCAGAGGGTGCCGAGGAGTCGCGCAGGCTCGGCGAGGAGATCAAGCGGCTTATCGCATTGCAAGCGGGGTATGCCGAAATTACCGGCGAATTGACTGCCGCCCAGAGATTGCAACTCGTAGTTAACGAACAGCTTGTTACGCAGATCGGCGACAGGATACCAGGTGCGACGAGGGCGGCTATACAGGCTTCGACTCAGAGAATCACCGCGCTTTTCGAAGAAAGAGACGCTATTATCGCAAGGTATGGCGCGCTTCTCGACCAAGGCGTAACGCCGCAGGATCCTCAAGCGGAGGCCATTGAAGCCGAGATAGAAGAAGCCAATCAGAGAATCCGGGCGCAGACTGAAGAAATACGGAAGACAGTTGAAGACATAGGCGCGCTCACTCCTGAGCTTCAATCCTATTTGAAGGAATTGGAATCCGTTGATGCCAATCTCAGGGAAGAGTCGCAGGTAGCGATACTTGGGCAATTGGAAACGCTGGTCAATTCGCTATCTAGCCAAAGGCGCGGATTGCAGCGGGCGGCGCAGGATCTCGCCGACTCCGGCAATACCGCGCAATTGCCGGAAGTCGAGTCGAACCTGGCCGCAACCGAGAAGCAAATCGAGGAATTGGATGCCGACGTAGCCTTATTGATAGATTCATGGGGAGACCTTGGGCCGGAGGCGTCCAGGGCCGCGATCGCGTTGCGTCTGGCTTTAATCTCTGCCACCAAGCCGCAGCCTGGCGAGTCCCAAACTCAAATCCTGCTCGACGACTTCAACGAGCTGCAGCGGGTGGCAAAGGCGCTCGCCGGCGCTCTGGAAGATGCAGTAAGCCGAGGCGACAATGCGGAGGCGGCGCGTCTGCGAACTGAGCTTCGAGGAGTCACGGAGCAGGCCGACGAGGCGGCGGGGAAATTTCTCGAATACACCGGCCAGCTGCAAACCATAACTCCGGAAGTCCGGACTCTTCAGATTGAAGTGTCGAAGCTGCGCGAGGAATTGGAATTGCTTGGAGCGCAGAGCGATTTCGGAGGATTGCAGCAGCGTTTCAGGCAGTTCGAAACATCAATCGGAGGCATCCTTGATCGCGTGCGAACCGGACTAGGCAGAGGCGACGCGCTCAACCTTGATGACATTTTCGGCGAATTCGGCGATGCGCGCCAGGGCGTGCGGGAACTGCTTAGTAGCATGGATGAGCTTATCAGATTCCTGGGAACGGATGCCACGCCGGAAATGCTCGCGTTCCGTGATACGCTTAGGGAGACGCTGAGGCTTCCTGCCGGCGAGCAATTCAATGCCGCTGTGCGCACCGGACTCGATTCCAGAATACAGGACGTTCAAAGGCTGCAGGAGCAAACGAAGGCAGCCAGAGACGCGGCATTCGCCAGGAATGAAGATGTTCGCGCGAACGAGCTTACGGAAGAATTGAGGTCCCAAGGCGATGAATTGGTGCGTCTAACGAGTCTTCGAAAGACATATGAGAATGCGATCACAAGGCAAACTGCTGCCCAGAGGATTGAGAGTCTAGCGAACGATGCGCTGCTGAACCAGAACAAGGTTTTTCAGGCTGACTATTCCAACGCCATTCGCGCAGCGCAGGAGCGAACCAAGGCGCTTGAAGCAGAGACGGACGCTCTTATTGATTTATACGGAGCAATTATTAGGCAGGGCGATCTGCCAACCGCTACCGAGCCTTTGTCAGTGCTTAATACCATCCAGTTCAATGATAGCCAAATAGACCTCCAGATCCAGGGAATTCGCACGTCTATTGGGCAGCTAGGGACTCTAACTCCGGAAATAATAAAATTCATCGATGAGTTGAGAGTATTGCGATTGACTGTCAGGGACGAGTCGCAGGCCGCGATAATCGCTGAACTGCAGGCGCTGGTCGATGACGCAGTTGCACAAAGGGACGGGCTGCGGACAATCGCCGACGAATTCAGGGCCCAAAATAATACGACGGGATTACGCGATACTCAGGCTGAAATTACCATTCTAGACAACCGCCTTGCCTTCCTGCAGCCGAGCATAGAGCAAACGATAGGACTGCTAGGCCGCCTTGGGCCGGAAGCGAAACAGGCGGCAATCGGCATTCGAGTGGCGCTTATCGACGCTTTCAAGCCGCCGCAGGAAAAATCTCAAGTTGAGATTTTGTCGGAAGAATTGAAAGAACTGGAACAGCTAGCCAGGGAGTTGGGAAAGGCGCTCACAAACGCCGTTGGCGACGATTTGGAAGTGGCGCGTTTGGGAGCGGAATTAGATCAAGTGACCGCGGCTCTTGACGAAGTTGGCGGCAAGCTGGACGATTATGTCAACGGGATTCAGGACGCGACTCCCGCTCTAAGGACAATGCAACTCCAAGTCGCCGATCTCCGCAAAGAAATGGAGTCGCTCGGAGCGGTAAGCGAATTCGAAGGCGTGCAGTCGCAAATAGAAGGCTTTCAGACTGCGACCGGCGCGATACTGGAAGGTGTTCGGGCGGGGTTGGCTAGCGGAGCGAACCTTAATCTCGACGCGCTGTCCGAAGAATTCTCGAATGCTCGCGAGGCGATGCAGGGTCTGCTTACTGATCTAAATCGTCTCGTGGATGATCTTGGCGCGAACGCCGCACCGGAGTTGCTCGCCTTCCGAGACAAGGTTGCCGACGCGCTTTCGTCGACGGACGCAGACCTTTTCAACGCCGCGGTCGGCGACGGCATTCAAGTGAGAATCGACAGGCTGGCGTCGCTTGTGGAAAACGCCGAGAAGCGCTTGACCGAGGCTCTTGTCTCGGACGACGATGCCGCGGCGCAGGCGTTGACTGATCAGATTGGCGCATTGGATGCAGAGTTGAAAAGCCTAATAGAGACTAGGCGAAGATACACGAGCTCAATAACGCGGCACACGGTCGCCGAGAGCCTGCAGAGAGCCGCCAACGATGAGTTGATAGCTCAGGTGGGGCAGGCGATTCCCAACGCTTTTGATCGCGCAACGCAGCAGTTGAAACCGCTCGCCGAGCAATTGGGGGAAGCGCTAGAGAGGGCTTCCGAAGCCGGCGACTATGATGAAATTGAACGGCTGAGAACGGAATTGGATCTCGTTAAAGGAGCGCTTGATCAAGTTGGCGGCAGTCTTGAAGACTATATCAGCGGCATTCAGGATGCGACTCCCGCGCTCAGAATAATGCAACTTGAAGTCATAGCGCTCCGCAAAGAACTGGAGACGCTTGGAGCGACAGCGGAATTAGGAGGCGTGCAGTCTCGGATAGAGGGCTTTCAGACTGCGACCGGCGCGATACTGGAAGGCGTTCGAGAAGGATTGGCTGGTGGAGCGAACATCGATCTCGACGCGCTTGCCGAAGAATTCTCGAACGCTCGCGAGGCGATGCAGGGCCTGCTTACTGATCTGAATCGTCTCGTAAATGAGCTTGGCGCGAATGCCGGGCCGGAGTTGCTCGCCTTCCGAGACAAGGTTGCCGACGCGCTTTCGTCGACGGACGCAGACCTTTTCAACGCCGCGGTCGGTGAAGGCATTCAGGGCAGGATTGACCAATTATCGGCACTCGTAAGAAGCGCTGAGCAAGGCTTGACAGCGGCTGTCCTGGCTGACGACCCAGCCGCCGCGCAGGCGTTCATACAGCAAATCGGCGCGTTGGAAGACGAGTTGAAAGGTCTGATAACTACTAGTCGCAGCTATACCGGAGTAATCACGCAGCAGACGGTCGCCGAGAAGCTGCAGGTGGCGGCAAATGACCAATTGATAGCTCAGGTCGGGCAGGCGGTTCCCGAAGCTCTTAGGCGCGCCACGCAGGAGTCGGAGCGTCGAACGGCTGCGCTTCATCAGGAAAGGGATGCCCTGCTCGCCCAATACGAAGCGCAAATCGAGCAAGGCGCGCTGCCCACGGATCAGAGCGCGTCGGCCGTTGCGGAAGCGATAGCGGATCAGGACGAGCAAATCCGAGAGGAATTGCGGAAAATCCAGGACACCATACGCGCCATAGGAACGCTGACTCCGGAACTGCGCGCCTACCTGCTGCAACTGGAAGACTTGGAGGCGAACCTCACGGACCAGTCGGACGCTGCCATTCTCGGCGTTCTTGAAGCGCAGGTCCGATCCCTGTCTCGCCAGAGGCGAGAATTGCAGACGCTGATCAAGGAATTCAATCGCGTAGGAAACGAGCAGGGAGCGACGCAGGCGGGAGCCTTGCTCGCGAACGTCGACCAGGCGCTCGCCGATTTGAAGCCTAGCATCAATGAGACAATCGCGGGCATGGGCGAGCTCGAAGGCGCCGCGCTTCAAGTCGCCATAGCGATCCAGCTTGCGTTGATAGAGGCGTTCAGGCCACCTCCCGCCGCCAGAGCGGGGCGTTCCCAAATAGACATTCTTTCCGAAGAATTCCGGAACCTCGAGCAGCTTGCAAAGACTGTGGGCGGCGCGTTGCAGGAAGCGTCGAGACGGGGCGACACCGCGGCGGTTGCCGAGCTTCGGGCCGAATACGAGCGGGTGTCCGCCGAAGCCGACGAAGCGGCTAGGAAGATTGACGACTACGCGAATAGCCTGACGAACGTCACGCCGGAAGTTAGAAGGCTGCAATTGGAAGTCGCTCAACTCAGAATGGAATTGCAGACGGTCGGAGTCGAAGGCGAGCTAGCGGGATTGCAGGAGCGCATCGGCGACCTGCAGGATCTGCGAGGGCTGATAGGATCGGCGCAAAGGCTGCCCGGAGAATTGCTCGGCGGGCAGAGCGAGCTTGATGCAGTGGATCAGCAGATTCAAAAGCTCGTAGCCAGAGCGCTTGAGTTGGTCGCTGCGTTGGATCAGACGGATCCCGCTGTTCAGGCCTTGAAGCTGAGGCTTGAAGAAACGAGTCCCGTCATCCGCGATATGAATACGATATTCCGGACGACCGCGGACGAGATCACCGAGACGCTTGCCGGCAGCATCAACGATGGCCTGAGCCTGTTCGTCAAAGGCGTGGTCGAGGGACAGAACGCGGTGCAGGCGCTCGCTGACGGCTTCCGCACTTTCGCCGCCAACTTCCTGCAGCGCATCGCCGACATGATTATCGAGCAACTGGCGTTCAACGCGGCTGCTTCGATACTGCGAGGATTCGGAGTGTCTTCGGGAGACCTGCTTTCCTTCCACAGCGGCGGAAACGTTCCGGGCGACGGCGCGCCTTTCCGCAGAAACTTTCTTGCGGGCGACGAATATCTTAGCGTCCTGCAGAGCGGCGAAACGGTTCTGACTGAGCAAGACCAGCGAAATTTGGCAAATCGAGCAGCGCCGGGCGGTTCGGGCGATGTAACCGTGATCAATGCCATCGACGCGCTGTCATTCGCTGAAGAAGCGTTGTCAACTCGACGCGGCCAGCGTATGGTTCTTAACGCGATCCAGAACAACAAGTCCGCAACGAAGACGATATTGGGAGTCTAGGCATGGCTGTGAGAATACGCACAACGGCGAACGCGGTTTGGACGGCGGCTGCCGATTGGAATGACAAGCCGACGCGCGTGACGGCGTGGATGGAAACCAGCGGCGGGAATTATTCGTTTCTCGGAGAGTCCGACGCGCTGGCGGCAGCCCTGGAGATTCTGGAGAACGGCGACTCGTATCGCATTCCGTCCGGCTTCGCCTACGACTGGGCGTTCACGCCGGACAACGGAGCGCTCGGCGATGCGGACGCTGCTCTTGCGGCGATGATGAATCGCGCGGCGGGAACGCTGGGCCTGCAGTTTAGATTGCACAGCGCGGACCCAGGAGCGAACCACGATGCGAATGAATTGACCGCTGCTCGGAATACGAGCTACGCGAGGCAGAGCGCCGCCTACGAAGTCGTAACCGTGTAATCCAGTCATGGCTAGCGTCACCGCGACGATAGGCGACGGGAGAACTGGGGGCACCAGCGATCTTCAATGGGGATCTACGCTTTCCAGTAGCCGTTTGTCTATAGACATTCCGTCGGCCCTGACGCGCGATGCCACATCGACCGCCAAACTGCGCTACCTGAGAATTGTCGATTTCGGACTTGTTCAAATCAATACCGAGTCCGACACTCAGTCGAGCGCGGGCGCCGGCCCGGATCTGTCCGACGCTTGGGAATTGTTCAATCCGGCAATCGTGATACGGGCGGGAACGCTTACGCTTGAATTGCCGGGTTCGAGAGCGCGAGGAAACCTTGCCGGCGACGCTTCCGAGCCTTACCGATACAATATCGGCAGAAACTTCGGCGACTTCATAACTGCGTATCGTCGTCTTTCGCAAGCCGACAGAGCGGCCACCGAACTAATTCTCGCAGACGAGATCGTAGTCAGGACAATAAATCTTGGGCTGACGGCGATGGCGGGAACCGGCGCCGGATCGCTCGTCGTGAATCTCGTGCATCACGAAGTGCCGGAAGTCATCCAATTGGTGCCGGAGACGATGGAAGGATCCGGAACCGGAAGCATGGAATTCCTTCTCGAATTCAAGCGCGCTGTTCAAAGCCTGCTCGAGTCCATGAGCGGAACCGGTTCCGGCGCTCTCGATTTTTCCTTTCAGCACAGGCCGGCCCAGGCATTGACATCGCGCATGGAAGGCTCGGCGGTCGGCAGCATGTCATTCTCGCTCATTCACAATGAAGTGCCTGAGACCATCGACTTGGCGCCGGCATTCAGAGGATCGGGAGCGGGCGGCATGGCGTTCGACTTCAATCATATCGAAGTCGCGGAAGCTATTGATCTCGAAGTTCCGAACATGGCGGGAAGCGGCGCAGGAACATTGTCGGTTAATCTGCAATACAGGAATCGGGAAGAAACGAACCTGCTGAACATCGTCGAAGGGACTTACGGAGACTACCGAATCCAATGGGCGAATTCCGTCCGTGAGGTCTATACGTTCTTTACCGGCGTGGTGTCGCATAGGGCTGGAACCGAGCAGCGCATAGCCTATCGAAGCGAACCGCGGCTGCAATACGAATTCGAAGCGTTTCTAGATCCTCTTGAATTCAGAACGTTCATGGCGAGGAATTCATCATTCCAGGGGCGCGACACATACATCCCGCATCCGCGCTACAGGTTTCAGCTTCCGTCCTTTCTTAGTCGAGGCGAAGGCTCGGTAAGGCTAGACGACAGGCCGGCCTGGATCCGGCCGGGAGCCAATGTCTTCTGCAAGGTCGGCGTTCATGTGATTCCCGGAATAGTGGAGTCCGTTGCCAGCGCCTTGCCAATAACGGGCGGCCCGGTAAATGTGCGCATGGTTTTCGGAACCGATAGCGATCTTCCGACAGGAACCTATATTTATTTCGGCGTTCTCGTCAGGCCTGTCAGCGGCAATCTCGTGGCCGCCAGAAGCTCGCGGGCGGGAACCATGCGAGTCAACGCGGCGGCGGATCCCGTCTTCAACTGGATGCGCGGGTTTTCGTCGATTCCGCCGGCCTCGCTCGGCGGCAGGGAGTATTTCGACATAGCTCCCAATTTCGCCGGCGCGCCTCAGATCGGAACCGTGCAGGGCTGGGAAGACATCGACTTTCGAACCGGCGCGGTCGACCGGATATTCCCGCGGCCGTTCGCTTCGCGGTCCATTCGCTTGCGATACGTCCTCAAATCGGATACCGAGGAAAGGATACTCGGCCTGTTCCATCGGTGCCGAGGACGGCAGAAAGGTTTCTGGATGCCGTCATTCGTGCATGAAGTGGCGATACCGCCCGGCATCACGTCCGGACGATCCATGAATGTGCCGGGCCTGGCCTTGTCGAACGCCTACAACGGCTCGAACGTGTTCAAGTATCTGCGCTTCGTGCATCGGAGGGGAAGCTTCGTTATCGGCGTTGACAGCGTGGAGGCCGGCGAAAATGTCAGCACAATCAATTTCTCGAATCCGCTGCCCGAAGTTCTTCCGGAAGACGACATTAAAATGATCTCGTGGATACACCTTTGCCGCTTCGAGACGGACTCGCTGTCGGTTGACTGGCGCTCTACAGCAGTTGGCGAGACGGTCATGACGCTTCGCACGCTGCCGGCAGAGACGATAAGCTAATGGCTTTCTCGAATTTCGAAAGCTCGGAAGACGCGGCGACTCCCGTATCGCTGTATCTTTTCACGACCGGGCAGGGCGCGGATGAATATTTCGGGTATACCGATCACACATCGAGGATCGTGTTTCAGGGACGTAACTACGAGCCTGAGCCTATCGGCAGGACGAGCATCGAATCAAGCGCCGAGATAGACAGCGGCGAGCTCCGCGTAGACATAACGCCGAACGCCGGCGTGGTCGATTTTCTATCGCTGCGCATTCCGTATCAGCAGCCCACATTGCAGATACGGCAGGGACACGCCGACGATCCCGATAGGCAGTTCCTCGTCGTCTGGATGGGCTTCGTGGAAGGCGTAACGCGGCCGGACGGAGCATCGGCGCAGATAACCAGCAGGCTCATTACGCGAGCGCTGGAGCGCGTCGGGGTTAAGCGGCAATATCAGCGAAGCTGCACGTGGACGCTATACGGCCGAGGCTGCAAGGCGGCGCGAACGATACAGGGAACGCCGACTCCGTCGCAGGTGGGAACGAACGCAATTCGTCTCGGACACGCGTGGAACGGCCGCTTTCCGAAGGACAAATACAAGGGCGGCTACATATCGTGGCGCAGCGCGCTCGACGCGGGAACGCACGTCAGAACGATTCTGGACGTGCATGAGGGCGCGTCGAGCGACGTGCTGCTGCTCAGCGGAGACACGCACGGACTAGGCGGCGGCACGCCTATCAATATTTTTCTAGGCTGCAATCACCAAACCGACGACTGCAGGGAGCTTCACAACAACATCGTCAATTTCGGCGGCCAGCCGTGGATTCCAACGCAGAATCCGGTTGGGTATGTCAACAGGTTCTATTAATGGCCTGGAATTTCTTCGTTCAGTTATTCGTGGCGATCGTCCTTAGCGCGATTAGCTACGTCCTTGCTCCGAAGCCGCCTCGTCGGACGCAAGCTGGCGGCGGGCAGCCACAGGAACTGCAGGCGCCAACGTCTGAAGTCGGCAGGTCGATTCCCGTCGTATTCGGGACGGTGAATATCAAAAGTCCCAACGTCCTTTTCTCGGTTCACAAGCGGCAGGTTCCGGTCGAGCGGGACTCGCGTGCGGACTACTACCTAACCGTTCACTACGGAATCTGCATCGGCAGCATCGACTCGATACGCCGTCTTAGGCTTCGGGAGAAGACGGTCGCAACCGATCTTCCCCTCGACTTCCTGATTGACGATCCGAATTTCGGCGGAGGCTCGCAGCGCGAAGGCGGAATCAATGGCCGCGTCGTGTGGACGGACGGTTCGCTGGCGCAGACTATGCCGCCTTCCATCACGTCGCTATACGGAGAAACCCCCGGAACCATGCCGGGCTACCGCGGAATCGCGACAATCGCATTCTTCCACCAAGGCTCCGGGGAAGGGGCCGGCGGCTTCTACTGGGGACGTTCGCCGAACATTCCGCCAGCGGACTTTCTCGTAACGAGAGTCGGCGACGTGCAGCCCGGATGGTTCGATTCCGCCAGGACGATAGCGCCTTCGGAAAACATCACGAAGCGAATAACGGACTATCAATCGACGGATGCGGACGCGCCGTTCCAGGAAGTCGATAGTAAAAGCTGGACCATCGGGCCGGACGTGAATCCTATTCATGTCATAAGAGAGTGCCTGACGGATGCCGTATGGGGAGGGGAGATTCCGCTTTCGTTTCTCGACGACGTATCTTTCAGAAACGCGGCTAGGACGCTGTTCGACGAGGAATTCGGGATTTCGATTCAATACGAATCGCAGGAATCAATTCAGGATATTGTTCAGGAATTAATGGATCACGTCGAAGCCGTGTTCTACGCTTCGCCGATAACGGGTCTTCTCACGATACGACTGCTGAGAGCCGGCTACGACTTCGACAATCTTCCGGAATACGACGAAGCCAGCAGCCGCGTAGCTAGCGTCGCTCGGAAGTCGGCGGGCGAAATAGTCAACGAGATCGTGGTTCAATGGACAGATCCCGAGGCGGACATGGGCAACCAGGTTTCGCTGCAGAATATTGGCGCGATCGCGAAAGCGGGCGCCGTCCTGTCAATTACGAGAAACTTCCGCGGCATTCGAAATATCGACACGGCGTGGAAGGTTGCCCGACGCGAGCTTGCGTCAAGCTCCGAAGAATTCCTAGCGGTCGAAGTCGAGCTCGGCCGCTCGGCATACGGCGTGGTTCCGGGCGACGTGATTCGCATTACCGACGTGGCTAGGGATTTGAACAGCGCGGTATTGAGAGTCGTGTCCGTCGATTACGGAACGCCCGGAAGTCCGAGCATCAAAGTCAACTGCGTCGAGGACGTGTTCGCTCGGACCACTCCCAACTTCGAAGTGCCGGGCGCCGGCCTTGGGCCGTCGAATCCGAGGCGTTTCAATATCGAGATAGGCGACGGCCAGGTAACGCTTAGGTGGGAGCCGCCGATCTCAAGCGGCGGTTCGCCGATACTCGGCTATCAGTATCAGCAGGACGGCGGGCAATGGCGGTCGGCAGGCGGTCCGGACGCGCGTGAATTCGTCGTAACGGGTCTCGTCAACGGCAACACCTATACATTCAGGGTCCGCGCCTTCAACAAGCTCGCGCCTGGCACGCCTTCAATCTCATTGCGGGTCGGTCCGGATCCGGTCGTCAAGACGGTTCCAAGCCCGCCTACTAATTTCGTCGCCCTGTCTATCGGGGAAGAACTGGAAATACGCTGGGCTGAGCCTGCTACGGATGGGCACTCAACGATCATCCGCTACGAATACGAACTGGACGGAGCCTGGGCCGTGGTTCCTGAAGCGGACAGATTTGCGCATAGGATCGCCAACCTTGTTGTCAACCGACAGTATCAAGTCAGAATGCGGGCGGTCAACGCAATAGGCGACGGGATTCCAACGGGAATAGTCCACGTTCACATTCGAGACCTGCTGTCCTACGCCTACGAGCATCCGCCTCAGCCCAAGGGTCTGAGCGGTCGCGGCGGTCTTGGCGTTGTCCTTCTGTTCTGGGATAATCCTTTGGCCGCTTACCAGAACCACGCTACCACGCTTGTATATAGGGCAAGAGACAATGATCCGTCGTCGGCAACTCAAGTCGGCGCCAGCAATACGATCTCGTTCACCGACAAGCCGGTTGATCCGGGAGTATGGTATTACTGGATCGCGTGGCAATCTCAGTCGTCGGTTATCGGCGATTTGTCGGAGTCGGTCGAAGTCGAAGTAGCGGAGCATCCGGCGCAGGCCATACGCAGGTTGTCCGACGAGATATTCAACGATCCGCTTACGCGCGAACTGCTGTCGCCAATCAATGTTGACGACTTCGAACGGATTGCCGGGTCGTCTCAGTCGGCAGCTAGGGAGCTTGTGGAAGGCTATTTCAACGTCGCTGGCCTGTTGATGGACGCTGACAGGAATGACAACGTAGCGGCGAGGACAGCGCTTTCCGAGAGGCTTGACAGGACGACGCAAGGCGTAATGGCGGTAGCCGCTTCGATTACGCAGCTTCGCGCCGCGCTCGGCGATCCTATTGACGTATTGACTATTCAAGTTGGCGACTCGGATCTTCCGCTTTTCATTGAGAAGGTGGAACCGGGCATGTCGATCATGGCCGGTGCTCCCGGTGAATTGGTAGATTACGTGATTATAACTGTATCGAGAGCGGGAAACAAATTTGCTATTGGCTTGTCCGCGGATGAAAGCAACTGGCCCGATAGCGGAACGCTAGATGTTCAAGTTGACGGCGCCGATGCACCTTCTCCGTTTCCGGTTATGGAAGATGTTGGGACGGACGTCGACGCTGCCGGCGAATGGAGTGTCATTGAGGATCAGGCTACGGACGGTCTTGCGCAGGCTCAGGAGCTTCTAGAGGCTAGAGTCGAGCTTATCGAGAACGTCGACGGCAGCACGACCGTCGCTCAATTGGCGCAGTGGCTAATCAAGACGAAAGTCGCAGATCGGACGGCCGGCATCGGGCTTTTCAATGACGGCAATTTCACTCGTCTTTTGATCGATGCGGACAGATTTGCAATTCTTCCGTCATCGGCTGAGACGACCGACGAAAACTCAGTGGTTCCGTTCATTGTTCAGGACGGAACTGTCTATATCAATAAAGCCGCCATTGCCGACGCTTCTATTGGCGCGATTAAGGCAGAGAATGCGTTTCTTGAAAACCTGAGTGCGGTTCACGGAGAGTTGCAATTCGCGAGAATAGACCAGGGGAACATTTTTGATCTTGCGATTGAAAACAGAATCAGTTCGGACAACTATGTTAAAGACTCCGATGGCTGGGTTATTCAGCAGGACGGCTTTGCAGAGTTCGACGCGGCTGTTATCCGCGGAACGCTGACTGCGGATCATATCGATTCGGATGTAAGAAACTGGAGGAAGATAGGTGATTACGGAACTGGTCGTGGCATCGCCCTGGGATCGCGCGCAGTAGCGTTTTCCGTGCCGGACTGGGCATCGCACGAATTCCTTGTTTTTTTGGTTAGTTATCTCGGTAACGGTTGGGATACATTATCCATACCCACAGAATCCATACCACTTAATCCGGCTGTAGCAACCTCAACGCTCCTGAGCAACTATGATTTGATTGTTCATAAAGTTGGGGACACGAAGGATATGCTGGCTATCTACCGCGATGATCATGTTATCTATCTTCGGAGTATTTGGGGTGTCAATCCTCCGCGCGGTGACTTTACTCAGCCTACTCCTTCGCCGACTCCAACACCCACACCTACTCCCACTCCGACTCCAACGCCGACTCCGTCCGTTAGCCCAAGCCCGTCCGTTAGCCCTGCGCCTACGGTTAACTTGCCCGGTCTTGCATCGTTTGCCTTCGAGCAATTTAGAGACAATCTATTCGCTTGGGCGCAGTCGCCGTCTGGATTTGTTAGTGGGTATGCATGCAGCTTTCAATTTAGTCGAACAAGCAATTTTAGTAACATAATCTACAGAGAAACGGATACAAATCCAAATAGCCCTAGTGGAGGCAGAAATTGGCAAACATTTACTTATGCTGTATCTGCGAGCGCTGGAACTGTATTCTACGGTCGAGCGAGACTCGAATCTTCAAACGGATTGCGAGTTGGCCCGTGGACTTCGGCTAGCCTTACATGGAGTTAGGAAGCGAAATGCAATACATCGAACTAACGCGCGAGAAGCACATCGTAGGCGCCGACAGATCGTCGATCAAGATGTGCCTGAAGTGGCCTAGCAGAATGGGTTGCCATCACGTCGTCGATGAGCAATTCGCGCCGAATACGCTTGGCGTATACAAGCCGAAGGTCGGCGAGCAGCTGCTTCATAGATTCCTGCCGCACGTGTCGGAAGCCGTTGGCAAGAAATTGTGGCCGGTAAATTCGTTCGCCAGGCTCGTCTACAAGGGCGGCGAATTGAGGATGCACTACGACCGCCCCGGACTCGACTGGACGCTATCGATAAATATCTGGCGGGATCATTCATGGACCATCGAAGTTCACGACGATGACGGGAACTGGCATTCCTTCGAGGATCTAGGGGATAGGGCGGTTCTGATGAACGGCCGCAAGCAGTGGCATCGCAGGCAGCCGTTCAAAGGCAGGGAAGCCTACCAGCTATTCCTGCACTACTCGGAGCAGCCTGGATTCGAAGGCGACCCGGAATTCAAGCTGGACTACAAGCCTTTCTTTCCCAAGCCTCCGAAAGCGCCCGTAGCGCAATCCTACAAGGTCGTGGACTGCCTTAGCGACTTCGAGTTGGAGAAGTGCCTTAAAGACTCAATGGCCCTCACGCTCGAAGCAGGGACGATGACGCGCGAAGGACTGGATACGAGCGTAAGAAAGAGCGAGATCGCATTCGTCGGCCACCTTCCCGAATGGCGCTGGCTATCCGACAGGCTAGCAATGACGGCCCGCGAAGCGAACGATTGGGGAATAGACGCATCCGGAATCAACGGCGTGCAATACACGACATACGGGCCGGGATCATTCTTCAACATGCACAATGACCGCGCCGAGGGAACCGACGACCGCCGGTCGCTTTCAATCTCGGCTTTAATCCGCAACGCCGACGAGGGCGGCGAGTTCGAGATAGACGGCTTCGGCAAGATACCGATGAAGCCGGGGCAGGCCATAGTCTTCCCCGCGTGGGTAAAGCATCGCGTTCACAATATCGAAGCGGGCTATCGTGACAGCGCCGTCATGTGGCTGGAGAATAGTTAAATGCTAGTTCGCAGACTCGACGAGATTCTATCGTGGATGGTCGAGAACCAGGGCCTGAAGCTTCCCTATTCAGTCATGGCCGGCTCGATTGCCGGTGGGCTGAGGCCAATCCGCTTGCAGGGCGAATACGAGGCCTACGGCTGGAATCCCCCTGAGTATCTCGTTCCCGGCCATGTCGTCGATGCCGGAGGCTGGCGCGGCTTTTTCACGATCGCGGACGAGGCGCGCGCAAAGCCGCAGCCCTACAACTACGAACTGAACGAATACGCCTACCGCGCCACCAAGCCTGTTCACGAGATCAACCGAATCTGGTCCGAGCCGGGCAAGGTTCCCGCCGGGTGGAAGAAAGCGCCGCCGCGGTTCCCCTGCTACGGAATCGGCAGGCGCGTCGTCTACGTTACCGAGGAGCAGGGATTCGCGAAGCCGGATCCAGACGCGTCGCCGAAACCGACGTGGGACGAGATTCTGAACGCGCAGGAATCGATGATATGGATGGAGACGTATACGGCGAAGTGGGATCACGTGCGGCGCGAGTGCAAGCGCAGAATAACGGAGCAATACGAAGCCACCAGCATTGAGCATGAGATTCTGCGCCGGCTTCGAGGCGCGACGACTAAAGAGCAGGACGACGAGCGCGAGCGGTTGCGGGCGGTCTGCCTCGCCGAGCAGATCAAGGTTGGAGAAATGACGGTTCCCATGCTCCAGGCCTACGATCCGGCAGATGATTCAATCTGGGCGAAGCCTTGATTTTTGCTATTGCAAAGCTTTTCCCGCGCGCCTATGCTAATGGCGTTGGAACAGGGTTACTCAATGGCTGACTTAACAATGAACCTGAAGCTCAGCGGCGCGTGGACGAATGTGACGAAGCTGCTGAGTCTTGAAGAGGATGCGAGTTACCTTTTCGATATAGCCGTAAAATCGCGAGGCGCGATTGTCAGGCACGCATACACCGACACCGACGACCCGCCTACCGCTGTAGGCCATCCGTGGGAAGACATCGGCGATTCGCAGGTGTTCGAGCAGACCGCGGACTCGATTCTCTGGATGAGAGTCGAGGGCGGACTCGTTCAAATAGATAGCGCGCTGCTCGCCGTCTCGCAGATATTCTAATGACTCTGCTTAGACGAGGAATAGGAGCGGGCGGCGGCGGCATCCGCAATGTCGAGGTTCTTCCGTATCCGAAAAAGGGGTCCCTCGTCTACCTCGAGAGGGACTACTACCTCGACGAAGCTCTGACGGAAGAGGACACCACCTTCACGATAGACCCGGTGCGGCTTGACCGCGGGATCGGCAACTTCATCGCCGAACTGCAGGACGAGAGATCGGATCTGAACGCTGTTCTTGCGTATGACTCGAACCGCTACATCTACATCGAGTTTACCGACGAGCTTGCGATTGAAGCGGAGTCGGCAGGCGATTTAAGCATTGTCCTGGACGGCGTGGCGTATGAAACCTCCAGCACTAGGTCAGGCGATCGCGAATTCTACATCGAAACGCAAGATCAGGTGGTGAATGCTTGGGTCGTAGGCACGCCGGTCTCTTTCAGGATCATTACCGCGGACGGCAGGGCGCTCGCTCCGAACGGAGAATTCATCCGCGTTCGAGACGACGACGAGGCGCCGATCAAGCAAGGCTTCTACAGCGTCGAGCCGGAGACATTGGAATGGGTGGCCGGCTTCGGGCTGGCCGATGGCGGCCTGCCCGCCGTCTTCCTTCCGGAAAAAGGCCTTCTGGAAGCGGATATAGCCGATCACAACTGGCGCGGCGTAAAGATAGCCCTGTCCCGCGAAGACGCGGGGGATCAGTGGCGCCTTCGAACCGTCGCCGGCAATGAGCCTGTGCAGGCATCGCTGCAGATAGCGGGCCAGGGCGGCGGCACGCTCACGGTTACCCTGGGCGCGCAGGCGGCGGGATTCGACACGTCCGGCGACTTGGGCAACGGATGGGCCATCAGAGTCGGCGATGCGGCGGG